CTTTTTTGGAATAAGGGTTATCAAAAATTTCTTGAGCTTTTCTGAGTGCTGGGTTATCGAAAGCCTCTTGAGCTTTTTTGGAATAAGGGTTATCAAAAATTTCTTGAGCTTTTCTGAGTGCTGAGTAATTGAAACTGTTTCCACCTAGTGAGACAGTAGGATTAACAGAAACTTTTTGAGGTTGGATAAAATTTTTATCAACTTCGTTTTTATATTGCTTCAATTCAAACCAGGATTTTGGATAATCATTTTTAAGTAGTTTAATGTATAAAGGATTTAAATCCGGTGTGTTAATAAAGTCATATAAAATATGGATAGGTTGATTGAGTAATTCCTCAAGATGTTCTTTCAATTCAATTCTATTTTTATCGACAATTTTCAGATTTTTTTCTCTATTTAATTTTTTTAGAGCATCAATATCTTCAAAAACATTTTTAGATAACTCAATTTCTAATATATTTAAATATTCTTTCAAATCTAAAAGTATAAAATTTTCAATATTTGCAGTTAAATAAGCTTCTGCTCTAAGTTCCTTTCTTGCACCATAATATTTATGATTCTCATGAGGAACAGGCTCTCTCCAATCTCTCTTAACATCATTTGAAATAAAAATTACATTTGTAATATTGTTATCTAAAGAGTAATCAAGGATTTGCTTATAAATTATGAAGTCACCATATTTAGAATCATACTCAACTCCTCTATAAGAAAATTTTTCTGTTTTAGAACTATCTTTGAATGCTGGTGGAATTTTTTTAGATGCTCTTTCATCACATTCTGAAAAAAGTACCTTTAATTTTTCAGCATTATAAGGCAAACCTATTTTTTCTTCTGAATATTTAGTGTTAATAAAATTTAGTACAGGATCATCACCAGTTAAAGATACTGTGTCTTGCTTCTTATACAACTGTAATTTCAACTTTATAGGGTCAATATCAGCATTTAAATCATTTTGTAATTTTTCATATAATGGTACATACTTATCAATAATTTTTTGGATTGAATCTGTTAGTTCGGAATGAAATTTCCCATATTTTGATTTATAAGTATCGATAGAAGAAGTGTTTAATGCATTACCTGAAGCAAATGAACCTAATGTACTTTGAATCTCTTCAAGAACTTTTTTACTTTTATGAATAATTTCACGTCTATTCTTATGATATTCTAAAAGAACATGATGGGGACTCCATAAAATTCCATTTACCTGATCAAATGATTTAATAATTGAATTTCTTGTATCTAAAGGATAAGAGTATAAATCTAAAAAAATATTTGTATCAAATATAATTAAAGTACTTTTATTATGAAAAATTTCTTTTAATTCACTTAACTGATAGTAATCTTTATACTCAAGAAATAACTTATTCAAAATAATTCCAAAAATTCTTATAAATCATAAAAATAGATTACATAAATACTACTATTATTTCAAGTTCATCTCAACCAATTTAACATTAAATCTCTAATGCAAATTAGCACTCAATCTTTCTGCATCAACTGCGTATCCCTTAGCAGCTTTTGCAACTGATTGATATTCTGTAATGCACTTTTAGAGTATGTAACTATTGGTATTATATATTCATTGCTAGTATTTTTCTTGCCTTAGCTGAAGTTTGGGGTAAGGAATAATTAAAGTAGATAAAAGTGTTGAATCAATAACTTCCTAATTAATTTATTTAAGTTTTACTTAATAAATTTGTAATATTTTTTAAAAAATACAAATATTCAATTTATCATTTAAAGATGATATCTTTGTTCCCAATATCTACTTAAAAATCAATGTTGCAGAATCTTATGTTTAAAGAAGGAAAAATTACAACCTATAATGAAAATAAAGGTTATGGTTTCATCCAACTTGAAGATCATGAGAAAGATTTATTTTTTCATATCAGTGATTTTCCGCACAAGAAATTCCCTCCAAAAATCGGAGAAAGATTAAAATTTCGTATTGTTAGTGAAAACGGAAAAATAAAAGCAGAAAATATTATACGTTTAGATTTTAAGATCGAAGAGAAACAAAGTTCAAGCTATAGTCAACGTCAAACTCGTTCACAATATAATAAGAGAAAACCACAAGAAAAGAGTATCAATTTACTTGAAATTTTTATTGGTGTATTTATATTTTCCGTATTTCTAGCTGTTTTAATACCCTTTTTATCAGGAATATATAAAAGAGAGACTTTAAAAAGACAAGCCGTTGAACTTGTTGAAAGAACTTCATCTACTACAACTAATTCAGTTCAACAATATCATTGTGATGGACGTGTATACTGTAGTGAAATGAAATCATATGATGAGGCAGTATTTTTTATAAATAATTGCCCAGGAACAAAAATGGATGGTGATGGAGATGGAATCCCATGCGAGAGTCAATTCTGATAGATCCCCCTAAAATTTAATTATAATTAAGTTCCAAAAGCCCTCTAAAAAGCTTTCAAACAAATACGAACGCTTACATTCGTATTAATGGTGTGGGCTGTGCAACCTGATAGGATAACGCAAACCAATAAACTAATTATCTTCAGCTGCATATTTTAAATTCTCTGCAACTCGATTTGTCCAACCTTTACCATAGGTTGTCCAAGTTGATAAGGATGTATAGAAGCGCAAACGTTCAGAAGCCAACAACAATAAAACGTCATTCACATCTTCAGCTTTTACTGCTGCAATTGTTTTAGGTCCAACAATTCCATCATCTGGAACACCCACAGCTTGTTGTAATTCCTTGATTGCACGACTCTTCCCCGCATTTACAGCAAAGTCCCACAATTGAAAAACGATCGCTGGGTGTAATTGATCTGCCCCTAATTTTTCCCACCAATCCTTTTTATAGATTGCTTTGGCTTGTTCAATGGTTAGGTTTTTGATGTCTAAATTTGGGTATGTATTTGCAGCAATACCGTATTTAGTGCCTTTAAAAATCCCCTTCCCAACTTTTCCACCTGTCCAGTTACCAGGATCATTACGATCAGTTGAGTAGCCACCTTCATGGCCAATTAATCGAGCAAATGCTTTTTCAAAGTTCATTTAAATATTGCTCCAAATGCCTGTTTAATTTCTAAAATTATTTCGTTTAAAGGCTTACCTTTAAGTAGTTGCAAAGATTGATAAGCAATACCAATACAAAGTAAGCCAAAAACTGCGAACATAAGCATCACAAAGCCTTGAGCCATATGTGAATATCTTGATAATTCGTAATATTCGATAAAAGCAGAACCGCCATAAAGGCTGACTGAAACGCTGAATAGAAACTTTCCAATAACACCTAAGGAAACTTGAATTTTTCCGTTTTTATCAATGTCACCACTTAATACTAGGGCAAGAATTGCTCCTACTACAGCTGGGACGACTTTGATGATCCATGGAATTGTGTTTTCTTGCATAACTTGCCCCGATTAGAACATTATTTTATTTAGTTCAGTTTTATCTAAATAGGATATTTTTTCGAGGCTTACAGGGGGTTAAATTTTGATAAATAAAGTGTAAAATCAGTAAAAATAAATTATGGCTTTATTATGCTTAAAAAATATATCTGCGTACTTTGTAATCATGAAATAACTGAAGAAAATAATACAAAAGAGCATATCATTCCTAATTCTTTGGGTGGCAAAAGAGTGCTTAAAAATTTTATTTGTATTGACTGTAATAGTAAAACTGGAGAAACTTGGGATGCTGAAATTGCAAGAAAGTTTGCCCCATTTTGTACAATGTTTGGAATAAAAAAAGATCGAGGAAATGTCGCCCCTTTGAGAGTAAGCACAATAAGTGGAAAAGAATACAAACAATATGCTGATGGGACATTTGTACCTTTGAACCCTAAAGTTAATGTCGAAAAAGGTGAGAAAAACTCTAAAAATATTAAAATTCAAGCACGTAGTATTGATGAGGCAAATTCAATATTAAATGGATTGCAGAAAAAGCATAAATTTGGAGATGAAGATCTTAAAAACTTAAAAGATCAGATTAAAATTTCAACTTCATATCTGGATGAGCCGATTGAACATGAATTTTCTTTTGACAGTGAAAAATCTGGAAAATCAATTATTAAGTCCTTATTAGCTCTAGCTATGAATGGTGGTATTAATCCTTTTGCATGTGATTTAGCACTTAATTATTTGATAAAAGATGAAGAACCAAATTACGGATTTTATTATTTTGATATTGATTTAATTAAAAATAGAAAAGTAGGTATTCCAATACATTGCTTACATGTAAAAGCAATAAAAGAAACTAAACAAGTATTGGGTTACGCTGAATATTTTGGTTTATTGAGAATTGTTTCCTGTCTAACACAGAATTATACTGGAGACGATCAAGAAATTACTTATGCAATAAATCCAATGACAGGCTATGAAATTGATTTGGATATAGAATTAAATTTTAGTAATGAAGAAATACAAAGGATATATGATTACGAATTTTACAACGTAGAGGATTTTCAATTAACTTGTGATAATATTATGAAAACAGCTATAGAGTTTTCAGAAAACCGAGAGCTTGAAAGAGCTTTAAAAAATGCTGTTATTGAGGCGCAAAAATTCAATGATCTGGGAAATACGAAAGAAGAAAATGCTCGTATCATTTCTATGAAAATTGTTGAATTCATGAAACCATATTTAAACCATCGTTTAAGAAAAGCACCTTAAGGTGCTTTTTCTTTTACTCACCAAATGCAAAATAACCGGCACTTCGGGCTTCTTGTCGATTCCGTGACAAATAAATTCCATCTTCAGATCGATCAATGCGACGCTGACGATTCTTATAGCTTTGATTCAAATTGACTCGAGTAATACGACGAGATGGATTTTTATCATTAAAATTTTCAATATCTTTCCAAACATTGTCCATTTCTGTCTGATCATCCATCATTTTAGCTCTTGACCATAAAGCCATAAGCCGTCCACGACGTTCGTTGAGTTTTTTATCAAGTTGATAAATTGCTGATTTACCTTCGTTGGCGGTTCTCACATCAGATGGAGAAAAGCCCATTCCCTGTACAAGTAAATCCATTGAACTGACTTCATCCATTATTGATACGCCAGTTTTATCCTGTACACCTTCATCACCATAGCGATGAGTTTTGGCAAAGTTTTTCAAGAAAACAGGCAACATCGTTTCCAGACCACGTAAATTATGACCTTCTGTTATTTCTTGAGCTCCTTTTGCTACATTAAGCCCAATTCCTGCAACTGGTCCTAATGCGCCAGCCATTGCAGATTCAGCCCATCGTTTACCTTCTAAACCTTCCTGAACATCGGGTAATAAAAGATTGTTAATACCAACACGACTTGAAACATCTGCTGGTGTAAGTGCACGTGGTGCACCTTTCATTAATAGATTGGAAATAGTTGGCCCAAATGCTTCTGCAAGATAATTACGCATTGCTACTTCTGCATCCCATGGATCATCATCACCACCAGCCCATGAAGCTAGCGAAAGTAACATGCCTACCATTGGTAAACCAAGCACACCAGCAAAAGTGGCGTGCATTGCTAAAATTGCACCTAAAGATTTACGCGCCTCCTTACGCTCTGCATCAGTTTCGCCATTTATTGATTGATAAGTCTGACGTACCAATGTGTAAATCATATTCTGGCCAAATTGTTTGAACAGTAATAATACTTTGGCAACATTGCCCTGCATAATACGTGGGCGGTTTCCAGAACTGTAATCAAAATGCCCTTTATATGTAGCATCAACAGCTTGATCAAATGCTAAATCATGTTTAGAGCCTGATTGACGTGCTAAACGGTATGCGGCAATAAAAGTTACTTCACGGTTAAAGCGTTCAGCACTATGGAACATAACACTTGCTGCACGCATGATAGGGCGTGTTTTCCACATAATTCCGCTATCCTCACCTTGAGCAATACCAGCTAAATCATGTGCTTGAGTAACATCAATTACGCCACGAGCTACAGCATCATCATAAGCCTGTTTTTCATCTTTATTTAGGAATTTTGAAATATCTGAACTGACTGTTTTATACAAATCAGTTTTAGTACCTTCCCATTTAACCTTATGAAAATCTACGCCTTTCCTAAAATCATTTGATGCTTTCAATAATTCGGTGGCAGCATTATCAAAGCCCCATTTTGCACCCATAATTGGATACGCAACTAAGGCTGTTTGAGATAAATTGACTATAGCTGCAGCTGGCGAAAGCCCTAAATAATAAATAAATCCTAGACTGGTTAGGCTACTAGATAATGGATGAGATTTAGGGTTCATCAATAACTCATGACGTTTATTCATCTCACCAATTACACTTTGGGCTGAACGTTGGTCGTAATTATCGTCTGTTTTAAATTGTTCATCTGCATATTTCTGCATTTTATCGAGTTGATCGGCAAGTTGATCACCATAACGCAATTTGGCAAGATAACCAGCTCCATGAAACATATTCTGTGCAAATGCACGACGAGCATCTTGGCTAAAACCTGCCGTACCTTTACGATGAATGCCATGCTTCGCCCAAGATAAATCAGGCATAGATGAGAGGTATAATTGGCTTAGAGTATCTTCAAATTCTGCCTGTTCAGCTGTGGATAATCCAAGATTATTCACCTCTGTGAATAGACTGGACATAAAACCACGTCCCACTGCATCACGATCCTTATTATATTCTTTATCCAACTTAACCTTATCCACTTTAAAGTGTGGGTATTTCTTCATCAATTCAGAACGTAAATTTTCAGCTTCTGCCATTGTTTCAGCACGACTTACGCTTTCAACTTGACCTAAATTATTTCGAGTTACTACTACATATTTACCAAAGCGAGACAACGGGAAGTAAACACCTTTAACATACCCATAGAATTGATCATCCATTTGTTTGATCAAATCAGCTTTTTTCTGACTTGATAAAGCTGCTCTTAGAATCCTTTCTTTGATTGCAAATTGAACCTTTGCATAATGTTTCTTATAAGCATCACGCGCTTTGATATACATTGCTTGAGCTTCAGGTGTCAAAGCATTGAAATCATCACGTAACTGCTTATATTTTATAATGCTGTCCCCTTTAACATAAGGTTTAGCAGGGTCAATTTTGGCTAAAGTTGCGTCATGCATCAAATCGGCAAGTTGATTTTCATCTTTAAGATTTGCCCACTCACGCACAATACTGTCTGCTTCTGCACCAGCATCATTTTTATCAGCATCCATCTGAGCTGCTAAATCGTTATATTTATTCAATTGAGGAAGTATTTTGCTATATATTTCAGTTAACTGACGACGACCTAAAGTAGATAATCCTAAACCCAGCCAATCAGTAAATTTATAACCTGTTTTTTCTTTGACTGATTTAACTGAAAGATCACCAAGGTTTTTACTTAAGCGGTCAATAATATCCTTAGCTGATCTACTAAAACGAATATCTGCACTTTCACTGTTGAAAGTACCGGTATTACCTTCTGCAATTTTTACTTGATTAGACTCAAGTGCAACAATTAATTCCTGATCTTCAAATTGATGAACTATACCCTGGTATTTTCCTGAATTAGTTGCTTCTACAACTTTGTCACGTGATACATTACCTGTTGTTTTTAATGCATTTCTTATATTTACGAATAAAGGCAATACAAATCCATTCTTACCGCGATTATTGGCATACATATCTGCAGTATCAAAACTATCTGTTAAATAGATTCCATCACCTAATAATCCATGGCCTTTTCTAAATTCATTGAATTCAGTTGCTGTACCATGATAAACAACCTTAGGTTCCCCATTTTCATCTAAGACTTGTGAAGCATTTTTAGCATCATTTTCCCAATCCCCAAACCATTTTTTGAATTCAGGTGTGCGTACTTGCAACCACTGTTGTTCTGATAAATGAGTCTTTGCACCATTTGGTGCTGTCATCCATTGGCTAGTGCCATGATATTTTTGACGAACTGTATCCAATGAAGACTGGCGTTCAATTTGCTTAACCATACGTTCAGACAAGGCGAGAATATCATCAGGGTTTAAGTTGAGATTGATTCCAAAATTATCAAATACCCACGCTTTGACATAAGTCACAATATTTTGAATGAGTTTATTTAGCGCATTACGTTGAATAACATTGCGCTGTTGCATTGTTGATGAAAGCGTCAATAGGTAAGGTAAATACTCAAGCTGTTGGCGTACATTCCCCTGTTCACGTTCTGCAAGTAATTTTGCAGCCATAGCAACTGGATTGCCCTGTTCAACCAACTTATCAAACTGTCGCATCAATTCATTGTATTGTTCTTGGTTCATCATGTTTTGAAAGCCAGCATGACCACCTAACTCATGTAGGAATGTTGGTATAGCACTTTCATTTGTCAGATTTGATGCTACAAGCACAGCTTTACCGTTGTAGTAAAACCCTTCTACGCCATCAACTGAATAGTCTTGGATAATTTCAAGTTTGCCTTGTCGTTCAAGCTCATTGATTGTGTCTTTGCCAAACCGCTCAATCAACACATCACGTACTTGCTTAACTGTAGAACCAGCTTTATTTTCTCGACTACGACTATAAAGTGGAGTGTCTGAATCATTCTTGGCAGAAATATTTTGATTTTTATATTTACCAAAATAGCTTCGATCCACTACAGCCTTTCGAGCTTCTGATAAGAACATCATTAAATCAGCGTCATTGTAGTGTGATAAGAATTTATCAAATCCCCGATCACGGAACCATTGACGGATATATCCTATAACTTCTTTTAGCTTTTGACGCACAAAAGGACGTGACTTAGCATTTTGAGCAACAAAAGCAAATAATTCTCCAACCAAGGCTTGTTGCACATCTGATTCAGCATAAATTCCATCTTTCGCACCTTGGGTATATGGCTCAATATATGCACTTTCAAACTGTGCCATATCCACACCATTATTCGATGCAATTTTTCGAATGCCGTCCAAATTTCCTAATGCATTATAAAGCTGCTGCAATTTAGTTTTATATTCTTGACCGAATATTTGCTGTATTCCGAAATGCCCAATAATTTCATGGGCTAACATTTCCTCATAAGCATCAAATGTAGTAAGCTGTTTTGTATTATCTCCATATACCTGATCGGCAACAACATAGAGTGTACCGTCATGCCAAACAGCACTTACATCATAGTTTTGGGTATTGCCTTTATCATCCTGGTATGTGGCATCTTTTTGTATTTCCGTAGGAAGTCCATCAAAGCTAGAAATAACTTGAACATCAAATCCACCCTTAATTCCAACACTTCCAACAGTAATTCGACCACTAATCGACGAATTTTGTGTAGTGGGCAGTTTGAGATGTTGAAGAACAGAAAGAACTCTACGACTAGCACTGACGACTGATAAAGCATTAAAAGTAGTTTCAATCGGTGAAGCACCTTTACGGTCTTCATCAGGTTTTAATTTGTCACGGCTATAAAGCTTAATCCCTGTTTCTGTTTCTTCTGTTTTTAGTGTATCGACTAAATTATCAAATTTTTCATTAATTGTTTTACGTTCACTACCATGTGGAAATGGTCTAGTCCATCCCCATGGAGTTTCGATCACTGCATTTTCTGGGGCGTAATTTAAGAAAGGGCTTTTACCAGATTGCTCTTTAATTTTGTCTTCAACAAATCCCTGAAATGCTCTTGCACTCATCTCGTGGGGTGAAGTCCAGTAATCTGAACCTCTACCTGAATCAAGGTCTTTGGCGTTCATTGCAAAGCTTGTAGGAACTTTTTTGATTTTTGTTGATCCCTTTTGAGCCTCTGCAAGCATTTTTAATCTTGAAGAATACTGATTCATGCTAGAACGCAATTGATCTAGTACACCTTTTTGATCCGTGTTAAAACCAGATCGACCACGTACTTTTTTATAAATTTGGCTTAACTTTTCAAGCCCATCATTTGTCCAGCGTGCACCAGAAAAAATACCTGAAGATTTCTTATTTACAACATCTGATCGCCACTCAGTATTAAGCATTTCACCTTGTGATATTTGTTGAGCAATAGTGTCGAATTCAGTAAGCAATTCTGTAGGTGCGGGTTTATTAAAACGTTTGTAATATTTAGGATCTAACTCTTTTGATAAATCATTACGGATTGAGTCTAACTTTTGTGCAACTACTTCACGTGCTTTTCCTACGAAATTATCAACTTGCTGAGTATCTTCAACATATTCCTCAGCCTTTGAAAACATCGTTTGCATAAGTAAATTATAGGATTCTTGCACATCGTTGCGTACCCCAGATTTACTATAAGAAAATCCCCCACTTGCCATATTCTCTTTAGTATTACTTGAAATTTTTAGACTTCGAGTTCCATCTTTACCCATAGTCCATTCAGCAACTGCTTTACCATCTTGGCGTGCTAAATAATGATCAAAAGCATGCCACCATTCATGTGCAAGTGAGCCTGCACCATTCATTTTCGTTAAATTGATAACAGCTTTTGCTGGCTCATAATGAGCACGCGCACTGCTTAATCCCTGACCACGAGCACCAAAAGCTAAAGCTAAATCACCATTTAAACTAATTGCTTTGGCTGGAATATTTAGAACATCTGCAAGATCCAATAAACCATCAAAGGCATCATTTAGAAGTTGCTGACGTTCAACCTGATTATTCCAGTTTCCAAACTCAACACCACGAAATCCAAATACATCCATGAAATCAGTGTCTTTTACGTCACCCTTTCGACGTTCAACACCTTTCCTTAAAGTGTTCTCAGGTCTAGGAAGATCAATTTCACCGAATGTAGTATTGGTTTCAAGTATTTGGGCTGCATTTTTTACAAGATATTTTTGTGCATCTTCTTTTGATTCAAATACTTGATTTAGTACTTTTACACGTTTGTAATCATTAACTAATCGCCAAATTTCAAAGCCACCCTCACTTTCACGTCTCGCATAAATACGATGTTTTTGTGCTACAGCTAAAACAGGTAACATTTCTTCAGCTTCTTGCTGACTTGAAAAGGTTCCCATTCTTTTTGAATTTCCTTTCCAATCTGATTTTCTACTATCCTCAATAACCCACTTTCCATTATCATCGGTGTTGGTTGAAGATACTATTTCAGAAATTGCATAGCGTTTTGCCCATGTAGGGCGATCATCGGTAATTTTTGATTTACTTGTTTTTCCAGTAGAAAGTGCCGTGTCTTTACGTGCTCCACCTATTTTTTCACCTAAGTCCCGAATTACTTTATTTGTTTGTTCGGTTTCAGAAGATGGCTTAGAAGTATCACCATTTTTTAACCAGTCCTTAAACTGTTCCATGGTCATCGAGCGAATTTGACCAACTTTCCAGCCTTTATCGAAATTAGATTGATATGCTATTGTTGCATTGTCTTGGCTATCAAAGCCAAGCATGACTTTATGTTCGTCAAAATTACCAGTCTCTTGATCTATCTGATCAACAATAAAAACCTGATCTGATTCTGGATTTTTACCAATATAAGTATCGATCTGTTCACTGTCAGCGCCTACAGTACGTTTAATATATCCATAATGGTCACTCATAGTATGAGCCCATTCTTTTCCATTGGGATCAATACCGCGACGTTCAGACCCTTTAGGATTTTCGATCGATATATCTAAGCCCTGAACTTTGATATGACCCTTTTTATAGTTACCAGCTTCAATCTGTGCTTGAGTCGGTTCAGGTGTATTATTCTGAGCACTTGTTGCTGCCTGATGCGCATTTTCATCAATACTAACTGCAGTAGGTTTTTTACCGACCCACTCACCTGTAGTTGGATGTATCATACCAACGACTTCTACAGAACCATCAGCTTTTTGCACAGCATTATAATTAGGATTATTTAAAGCATTGGCTTTTTTATTATCTTCTCGCAAATCAACGGTGAAATCATCGCCCAAAATTTCGATATCAGACATTACACTTTCAGGTCCATCACCATATTGTGTTTGAATCTGTTCAGGATTTAATACTGTATTTTGTGGCGTTTCACTGCTTTCTATTTGCCGAGATTTAAGTTGATTAATCTGATTCCTGATTTTTGCTTTTTGGGGAACAGACTTAGCCGCCGATAACTTTTGCTCAAGTTGATTTATTTGATCTGTGACATTATTGGTAACAGGACTTGGCTTACTTTCTCTTCCGTTCGGCACATTTTCAACATCATTAGCTGATGTAGTTGATTTTGACGTAAGTTGATTTCCTGTTGAATCTGGTACTTCCGAATTTCTGTTTTCAGATCCATCGACGTTCTGTAATCTTTCATTAGAATTCATACCTGGTTGTAATTGATTATTTTGAAGTTGGTTTATTTCTTTACGAATTTTTGCTTTTTCAGGAACTGTCTTTGCTTCATCAAAACGTTGTTGTAAAGTGGCAAGTTTCTGAGATTTATTACTATCTGAACTTTGATCCTCAGTATCTGCCATATTTAAAGCTGGTGTGCTTGTTGTACTTGAATCTATACGTTCCAAACCATGCCATTGATTGGTTGCTGGATTTTTTACACCTATAATTGATGCAGAACCATCATTATTTAAACGGACATTGTAATTTTGATCCTCAAGTGCCTTTGCAATCGAATCCTGTTTGAATAATTGAACCTCGCCATCTTTTTCAAGACGTTGAATTGTATTTTCAAGTGCCGCTTCCTTTGCACCTTGTGCTATTTCTCCCATACCATACTGAATGGCTTGTGCTGAATTGTCAGAAAAATTTGTTCCGGCATTTTCTTGTTCAGTACTAGAAGTAGCAGAAGCAGCATCACCCATTGATGTAGCTGATGTAGAAGCACCACTATCAACTGCTAAAGCAGCAGCAGATGACATTGGGCCATTGTCAGGATTTAAACCTAATCGTTCAGATGGCTTTTGAGAATCAAAATAAGATCCACCACCAATGTCTGGTTGTACTGGATCAGTCGGTCCGTTTCCTGTATCTGTGCTACCAAAACTATTATAGCCAAGGCGATTACTGGCATCTGATTCAAATTGCGTATATTCATAATTTGTTTGATTAACGTTTGCTGTATTTTGTTCACTTGCACCACGTGGAATATATTCACCTTCCATTGATGGTCCACCAAGCTGTGGCAATGGTGATGTTGGGTTCGATTCAGTTTGTAAATTGTTATTATCGCCTTGGGCATTATTACTGTGGCCAGATGGAATATTGGCAACACCACCCATTGCCATCCCAGCCAAAGTACCCATTACAGCAGCGTCATCAACTCCATCTGACCAATGCTTGTCAGTTGCTAAGTTTTGAATAATTTGTTCAGAAATAGACTGAGGTAATTCCTCCAATAAACCCTCAGATATAGCCCCTTCGATGACTCGTCTAGGAAGTGATTTCGATGATGTATTTGCTATTTCCCCTGCAATTTGAGTAGGGCCTATCCGACCACTCACAATCATAGAATCAATGTCACCAATACCTAGCTTTTGAGCAATACGTCCACCAGCAAATCCAAATAGAGCACCTAAGCCACCTGTTAAGGCTGATGCTGCCTCTTGCCCATTGTTAAGCATTTGGTCATAAGAGTTTTGGCGAATCTGTTCAGCTTGAGCACCAGCCATTACGGCACCTTCACCGATTGCAGCACCAGCAATAGGATTAGCAATCTTAGTTGCTTTACCAAGCGCCCCACCAAGGAACATAGAAGGCAGTGATTCAACTGCAGCATTCGCGATCATTGATGGATTTTGCAGCGCTACTTTTGTTTTATCTACAATACCTTCAGCATCATGGAATTGCTGTTGTTGCTGTTTAGCAACATCTGTTTTCTGATCTTGCCAATATTTCTGAGCATTCCCAAGTTTATAAAAATCACTAAGATTGTCATCGATTGCTTTACCTGCTCGCCCTTCTGTATACATGTCAGCTAAACCAACAAGTGTGTCTGGCACAGCAGCAAGGCCACCCATCAATGATGCGCCTACGTCCTGAGCATGACCTTTAATGCCTTTCTTATCTTCTTTTGCTGTGCTTGGATCAAAGGTAAAACCATCTGATTTAACATCCGAAGCTGTATCAACCGGTTTAGCTGTTGAAGCATCAAAAGTAAATTTAGACTTGTTGTTATCTTGAGAATCAGACATGACACACTCCTAATAATATGTATCAATGATGATTTTTATATTGGAAATGGTCTAACCTTAGAGGGGGCTATAGACTTTCAAAAACATTTAAATTATTTTTACTTTAGATAATTATTAAATTGAGGTGCGCATGAGTGCATTGCAGAATACTTTAAAAATTAGTTTTATACTTTTTTCACTATGTAGCTCAACGCTTTATGCCAATAACATATATAAATGGGTAGATGATAAAGGGAACTTTACATACTCTCGTCAAGTACCACCTGATGGTCAAGAAGTAGGAAGGATTGATGACATAAAAAAGATTGTTACCTATAGACCCAGACCTAAAACGACAATGCCATCAAAGGAATCATCGCAAAGAGCAAGGGATTTAGAATTAGCCAAACTATTTCAAAATAGTTCTGCTACAACAAATCCACTTAAGGATACTGAAAGTACTTGTCAGCAAGTTGATGAACAGAAGAAATGTGATCAATAGGATGTTAAAAAAGCCACTTCAATGTGGCTTCTCAATCATATAAATGTTTATTTCACAGGTTGAAATTGCCCATTACGGTATATAGCTCGATTACCGCTGGCATCTGTATAAACTTGACCTTCCTTATAATTACTTTCACTTGGTTGACTTTGACCTTGTGGAGTATCAATAAACTTCTGAGTTTGGGTGTCAAACAAACGCTGTGGTTGATTTATTAAACCAGCTTGGTTGTCATAAACTTGCCCTCCACCAATTGTCATGTATCGATCTTTACCACTATCTGCTTTTCCACCAGTGTAACGACTGATTTTTTCTTGAATTGACTTGCGATCTTCATCAGTCTTTGCAGTATCGTATTGTTCGTATAGTTTTTCTAAACGTGCTGAATTTCTAATACCAAAACCTTTTTCAGCAGAATTTAAATTAAACTCACGGTTGGCCAAATCATTCGTTGCTTGAAACTTTTGTGCATCAAATCCAAGATTAGCATTAAATCTGTTGTTCGTTCCCTGCTCTTGCATTGCTGTTCGACCAGTTTGACCAGCCTCACGCATACCAGTTTGAGCTACATTGGCTGCATTGTTTGCATCGGTTACATAACGTTGCTGTGATCTATTGTCATCACCTTGCTGTAATTCACTTAAAATACGAGTTTGATTTGCTGTTATGCCACGCGCACCAGCAATAGGAGTAGAAGCCATACGAAGTAATTGCTGACGTTCGGCTTCCTGTTCTTCAGTTCTTTGAGGCGCGGATGGATTTTGAAAGTTACCATATCCTTGCATACCTAAATTCATTTCTCGTTGCGCAACAGAATTTTGTATTTGTTGTTCATTTGGACCCATTTCACGAGTATTCTTCATGAAATTAGCGACGCCTTTAGGGTCGTTTGCTGGGCGTACGTTAAAACCTAAACCTTCACCTTCCTTTATTCCATTCGCACGAGCTTGGGATGCCGCAACCGGATTGGCATAACTAAAGCTATTCCCTTTTTGCTGAATAGCATAAGGATCTTGTTGCTGAGTACTTTGTGTTGCTGCTGGTACTGTATTTGTCGTTGTTGCAGGTTTTGCTTCATTACCAAATGGATTTGGGGCTGTGCCATTGCCATTATTCTTTTTGGCATTCCACTCATCAAAACGTTTCTGTTGTGCATTATTTGCATTTTCAGCATTGATGCGTTGTTTATCAGCAAAATTACGACCTAAAATACCAAAACTCGCAGCATTACCAACATCAGACATTACTCCAGCTGTACGCAACCCCATATCTGCAATCAAGCCACGTTCTGCGTTAGGATCCAAACCCATACGTTCTGCATACTGTTCTGTTGGTGTATTAAAGCCTGTGACTGCACCGCCAACCATTGAACCAACACCATGTAAAACACCAACTCCTTTTGCAACATTGCCCAAACCACTTAAAGCACGTGCTCCAAAACCTCCACCTTGTGATGGTGCAGGGCTAGATGGACTCACAGACGGTGTACTTGATGGTGCTGGAAGTTGTCGATTAATTGGTGTGACATCACGCATTTGTGGCCCACCAATTCTATTTTGCTGTGCCTTTCGAATATCATCTGCACTTGGATAAGGACTTGTAACTAAACCACCATTCGCAAAAAATAATTCTGGTTTATTTTGACCAGGTTTAAAGCCTAATTGTGGTTGATCAACAGGAATATGCGTTGAATCCTTCAACTGTTCCAAAGCTTGCACACCAACCTGATGAACTTGTTCAGGTGGGATTTGGAATTCACCGTTACTGAGATTAACTGGCTGGGGGCTTCCCAAATTTTTAAGATTTTGGGGACCTATTTTTTCTGTCGAATCAGCAGGCATAATAAAACTGCCCTCAGGTACATTTTTTTTAATGCTGTCAGATGTGCCTGTACCTTTCCCTTTAATAAGTTCAGATTGGCTATCCTTTTTTGGGCGCTGCATACCATACATGACACATATTCCAATATAAATATTATGCATGGTTAAACAAAACCTGATAAAAGTGTTAGCCTTACAGACCACATAAAAATGGAGAATAAAATATATGACTTTTGATTTTTTAATTGCTACTGTTCTAACGATATTAGGTTTTATTGCAACTCTTATTGGTAGTTATTATGCAAGACACTCTTATTTATTAACACTTAAAAATTATGAAAAGGATAAAAAGCGATCTGAAAAAGCGAAACATTATTATGAAACATACATCAATATACCACCAAGCAAAAAAGTCTCAGCATTCTTAAAAAAAGTGGATAGTGACGATCTTAATGATGGGGTTTTATTTCCAACTATTTTTACAGATTTCATCATGAAAAATTTTCCTGATCGCTACTTTTATATTGCATCTTTATTTAAAAAATGTTGGTCACAATTTGAAATTACAGAAAATAATAATCAAATCCAAATTAAGTGCAAGATTAAGTATTTTTATTCATTACAATTCGGCTATTTTTGTCTTTATCTTTTATTTGCAATGTGTATAGCTGTACTAGGACTTTATAACGACTTGATAATTAGTAAGCTTTCAGACGATTCTCCATGGGGTGCGTTATATATTATCTTCCTTGGTATTCTTTTTTCAGTTATTTTTATGTTTGGAGCTTTATTTAAAACTACACAAATAACTGATGCTAAGAAATTAAATAAAGAATTCAAAAAAGTACTACCCCCAACATGAAGGTAGTACAGAATTAAATCAATAGCTGTAATTATGACTCGTGCTAGTGCTTGAACTCTCTGAAACACTACCACCTATTGACGCACTAGCACTTATACCGGCTGAAACATGCATAGCTGACATTGCGCCTGCAGCTAATTGAGATGAGAACTGTCCAACAGCTTTGGCAGCTTCTAATGCAAGCTGTGCTTGTTGGATAGCATTCTGCATATTTGCCTCATACTCTTTTAACTGCATTTCAGAGAATGCAATATTGGTACGCACATTCATATCCGCATAACGTGCTTTAGTTTCTGCATTAGCAATCTGAGTGCGTAAAACCATATCTGCATAACGTGAGTGTGTTTCAGCATAAGCGATATTCGATCTACTTTGCATATCAGCGTAACGTGCTTGCATTTCCGCATTCGATATCGACACACGTGACTGAGATTCAATGTAGCGGTTGTATACATCAGCATTTGCGATTGTGGTTCTTAAACTAAGATCAGCATATCGAGAATGAGCATCTGATACCGCGATCGCAACACGTGTACGCATATCTGCAAATCTTGCCAATGATTCACTATTTGCAATGCCAACACGCATGCGCATTTCAGCATACTTTGCTTGGGCATCTGCAAAGGAAATTTTTGTCCGAGTAAGTGAATCAATTACACTGGCTTGAGTTGTTACTCTCGTTGTTTCTATGGATGCTTCTGCCTTAAATAATTCTACCTGGGAATTAAAGGCAGAAGTATTACTTTGAACAACACCCATTTTTGCATCAATTTCTGCTTTATATGCTTCGACATTGGCTTGATATTCAGCAATCTTGACTCGTGCAGCTTCAAGATTTAATTCAATTTGCTTAGATTTAACATTCGCCTTAGCAGATACACCATCTACAGTTGCAGCATACATACGCGCTAACGATTCATACATAGATGCTTTAGCTGATTCTGCTTTAACTTGAGAATCATAGGCTTCTACTTTTAATTTTTCGGCATTGACCTGTTCAGAATACGCCTGAACTTCTGATTTATATGCATCAAATTTTGTAGCAATTAAGCCTGCACGCGCTGTTGCACCTTGAACGAGAGATTTATAAATTTCTACATTGGACATCACCGCATCAATTTTCGCTTTGAATATCTCAACCTTCTGTTGGTTGATTTGACTCACGACGGATTGAGCATCAAGCATAGCTTTATATGCGGTTATACGTGAAATTGCAGCTTCAATTTTTGTTTTATAAACAGTAACTAAACTTTCAAAAGCTGTGTTTTGAGCATTGAATATACTGATCTGTGAATTTAATAGACTAATTTTGCCATCAATCTGAACCTTAACCATTTCCAATGTATTTGATACAAAAGCCAACCACATATCTTGCTTCATTTTTTCAAGGGCCATGCCTTGTTCAGTCAAGAAGCGAATATGTTCAAGCTGTTTATCAAATGACTGAATTAAAATATCTCGATTTAAATCAGATAGTCTAAGTTTTGCTTGATCTCGTATAGTTGAAATCTGCTTTTGTAAGGCTCCCTGTGGCATGGAAAAACCACGGCTCGCCCATTGATCAGTCACCTCTTGAATGGCCCGTTCAGTTTCAACGCTATCACGCTCACGCGCCCGATTAAATAAAGCTTCTTCAACAGCCTTGGGCAATCCAAGTCCAGCATTATTACCATTTAACCAAGATCGAATTTCCAATACCAGAGGTTGAACTGCATTGTCTGGATTATGGGCATAATAATCTTGAGCGATTACTGTGTTTGCGTTGGCAATAAGACTATCAATTTCAGGAACGACAATATCTAATCTAGGTGGCTCACCTTCAAATACCGGTATTTCTTTGTATTCAAAATTAGGCAATACAATTTTTTCAATAGCATCCATTTCTGGCAGTACGATTGTTGGTGCGTCTGGCATCTCAACATCATCTGAAATGTCTGGTCTACTTGGTGCTTCAATAATAGCCAAACTTGGAATTTCTGGAATGTTAAGAATTGGAGTTACAGGTGTTTCAGGTAAATCTAAATCACTTAAATCTAAATATTTTAAAAGATCAGTTAAATTAATTTTGTCGGGTACAGTACCACCATCAAAACTTTGAACATTATAAATCGGCGCTGTGGGTAAATTAATTGCAATATCTAAATCAGGAATAAGAGATGGATCTAGAAAGTTAGGTGTTGATAAATCCTCACTGAAGACAGGTGTATCAGGAATATTAATATCTAAACCTGTAAATACAGGGCTAACCATGTCATTCGGTTTTTGTATATTTAAATCAATAACGGGCGCAGAAGGCTTATCAATATTCAGTTCTGGAATTGTTAGTCCATCAAGTGGCTCAAATCCTGATTCATCTGGTTTTGCTAAATTTGAAGGTGGACTAACATTCGGGACCGTAATTCCTGTTATGTTGCCCAATGCTTTAGAAACATCACTTGCATAACCATTGACTTTGCTTTCAAAATAATCAAGTTTAGAAGTGACTTCTTGTGTCACAATATCAATTTGAGGGACCGTAACTGTCATCTTAAACTCTCCGTTTTGTAGCTGCTATATCAATATTTAAGTCATTGATATACCCATGATCGCCTGAGATTTTAAACTCAAAGGCAAAATGACGACCGCGCAAACCCCGTCCAAATAAGACACGACCATTTGTTAAATGATTAGATTCTTCTTGGGGTAATTTATAAAAGTAAGTTTGTTCATTACCCGATTGAGTTGTACTTACCCCAACCTCTATTTGCTTTGATATTCCTGAAAGTTCATATTCAAGATATGCACCAATGGGATGGACTAATTTTTCTTGGCCTAAATCCAACTTTCCAGTGCTAATTTTTCCTTGTATATATTCATTTGAATCAATACTGAACACTCCAGAATCATTAACACCGTAAAGTTTATTATCAATTACACAAAGCTCAGTAAAGTTGTAATCTTCATAACGACTCATCGCCCAATTATCAACATTCGCAGTCCATGCACCGCCATGACCTTGGCCTTTAAATATTTCATCTTCAATAAAAGCACTGTCGAAAATCCATTGTTTCGCAAATAGCTGATCAATATAGCTATCACTAATGATTGAATGGCTTTCTAAATATGATTGCGTTGGTTTAGGTGATGTAAATTCATCATGAATTGTCAAATTGTCATGAATCTGTTCTTTTACAATTAAGCGCCCATAATAAATTTCACCAAATGAAAGTAAGTCTTCAAATTTATCAATAACTTTTTTAACAACAGTTGTACTGAGATTAAGTTTATCTTCAATTAAATCTTGATGAATTTTTCTACCAGTCCACTCATCATGAACGTTTAACCAATCATTTGATTTTGAATATAGTTTTTCATTAAAACTACTTGTGATAGATAATTCATCATCAATAACTGATTTTGCGAATAATCGTCCATTCATAAAATCAGTTAATGTATTCTTTTCAGATACATAGTGAGTAGATAGTTTACGAGTGATGTACTGATCAACAGTTAACAAATAATCTGTAATTAATGATTTATTTTTATCTAAAATTTCATCCGTTATAAGTAAATTATCTTCTATAAATTCTCTACGGATTAATCGATCTTTGATAGAAAATGATAGTTTTAGTGTTTCAATAATCCCAGATAAAGCAATTTTTTTATCAACAAAGCTATCTTGAATTAATAAATTATCAAAAAAAGCAGCAAAATAATGATCTTGAATAAAATCACTGATTACTAACTCATCCGAATGAAAAACTCGAATACCATGTTTTAAATCACTGGTAATGTAAGAAATATCTTCAACATTACTTTTAGTGATCATCCAAGTTTGATCACTAATATAGGCAATATCCAAATAATCATCACGATATCTACTCATTGATTACCCCTATAAAGTGATGTGCTGATTGATGATCAGCAAGTTTGGTATAACCAAACCGATACCGCTGACCATGTTCGTTCTTTATAGAGATATTCGCATAAGAGATGTTGCCAAATACAACCTTACAGCCATCTTCATAAAAGACATTGTTATAACTGTCAGGTGAGATGGTATAAAACCAATCATTATGTTCTTTCTTATTCAATAAAGTTGGTCTATCAAATATTGAGCAATGGATTTGACTTTCGGTTTTTCCTTCCTTTTCTTCTACCTCTTTATATTCCTCAACAGTAGGGGGCGTGCCACCATATCGTATTAAGGTAATACCTCCATCTGGAGGATTTACCAAGTTAGTTACATCCGCAGGTAAGCCATGAATCCATTGTCCTTCATCTGCAAAATATGAATATTCTGTAGGCAAATTTTTTACATGAACCTCAGCCCAAACAGGAACACTATCAACAGGAAATGGACGCCCAGTTTTTTTAAACCGCGGGTCTCCATTATCAAAACTATGCCAAGAAAAATCATAGGTCCACATTAAATAGATATTTGGATCAACTACTTCGTGCATTTTGAAGGTTTCTTCCAAAACTTCCCCAGCAAAACCATTTCGCTTTGCGTAAATAGCCATATTTCGATTGAAATAAGGTATTAGGAATGCGTTCTGCAGAAACTCTCCATTAGAAGTGTGCTTATTGGTTTTATGGGTATAGTATCTAAAACGGCTTAAATACCCATCTGTCCAAAAGTAAAAGTGATAAATTGCCAACGGTTGCCCATATCCCTTATCTCGACCTTCTATCTTTGTAATTATTGTCAGTGGTGCAATTTCTTTACGATCATCGAAATCAGTTGAATAAAATTCACCGTATAACCCTGAATAACCAATAGTTTCTTTTTGCTCCCAGCTGCCTACTGTCATTCCCTCCTCAAAATTCCCTTCTATATCCCTGTAAAATTTACTTTCATCATTAAAATTTTTAATGACTTTGAGTGAGTCATCTACATAATAAGCAAATACAATCGTATCTAATTTTGGGAAAGTTTTAAGATCAGGATCGTTCGGTAGAAAGTTTAGTGAAATACAACCTTGAAATAACATGACTTCGGGTAATTTGATTCTTATACCATTGCATAATATTCCATGATTCATTAAAGACACGCGCCCAGAATGATTACCAAGTGGATCAAGGACTAAATTATCCCAATAATCAATTTCTCCTTGATTGGGGATGATGTGAACTCGATCTAGGATTTGTGAAATATCTATTCGTCTTAATTTATATTTGATCGCAATAAACTTCGGCTCTGTTGGTTCATCTCTCATTAAATCAAATAGTTTTGATAGATAATTTGATACTTGATTATTTTGAAAATCTTCCAATTGACTAGTATTTTTTTCTGAAAGCCAACCTTGTTGTTTTACAACCCCCATATTTAAACTCAGTTGGAATGTATACCCTTCACAATATCCGCTATCTGCATAGTCATAGCATGTATTGATTGCTTCACTTCCATCAGTATTACAAGACCAACCACAAATTGTGGAATATGCTGAATGTCGGTAAAATGCAGAAGCATCCCCGATTTTTGTGATTACTCCAGCACGTTCCCATCGGTAAAAATCGTCACCTTGAGGGAAAGTTTCACCGCTTGGTATTCCTTTAAAGCGATCTAAAATTTTAATAATTTCAGAATCATCAACTTCATCAATAAATTCTCGGAAAGCCTCAGTTCGCGTTGCTGGAATGATCGGTAAAGGCATTGCCCAAACACCACTAGGGCTGACTTGTATCAACCAAGGGTATCCTTCTTGATCGAAACTAATTAAGTTGGTGTTATGAAATCTTGGATCATAGAGTATCCGTCCATCTTCATCAGGCATTCCTGAATAACCTGGTAATCGAACACCTTTTAGTTCTTTCTCTATCTTAATTCTATATTTTTCAGGAATTTTTAATTCAGCTTGTTCAACAAGTTCATCCGGTAAATCTTTTAATTTTTGCCGACCAAAGCCACCAACAATTTGAACAACTTCACTCATTGCACCGCTATACCAAGTTGGTCTTAAAGCGTGATATTGCGTATACAGCAATTGTTCTTCTGGAAATGACTGAGCAAATTCGGGTACAAACATCACTTTAAATAATTCAGTGTACTTACACCTTAACCTTTGAAGTATTTGATTTTTACCAATTGTCATATCACTATAGTTACCAATACGACGGCATGTCATATCAGTTAAAATCATTTCAAGTCCCTCACCATTGCGAAGTATGGATTTGGTAATTGCCCCTGAGAAAAGCATGGGGATTTTAGAGGTGGCCAGCCCATCGAATTTTGGTAAGGTTTCTAACTTGTCTTTAAATGCAATCGCACGAAATACGCCACCCATATCCTGTATGACAACATATCCACCATCGGGTAATGTGCGTGTATAACGAATCGATTCAAGATTTGAAACTTCTTTAATATTGGTGACTTTCTTGGTATAGGCATCAATAAAAAGGCGATCTTCATTTGTTAGATCGCCTCCATACACAGCCAACCCATAAGGACGTGGCTCTAACATTATGAACTCTGTATAGTAATTCGATAACCAATTTCGTAAACATCACCGTTTTGGAATGTACGTGTGACAGGGTATTTTGATGCTGAAATTAAGGCCCCAGTAGTCCCACCTTTAACATTATTGGTTAGGATCGCAGCACCAGTAACATTGAGTTGTGATGATGTCGCAATAGTCACAGAAGCAACTGTCTCAAAATTATCAATCGCATTTGTTAAAGTGTCTTTTGGCTTCCATTCTGGACGTGTCGCACTTGTATAACCTTCGGTCATACTGACAATTTCAGATGCTACAGAAGCAAAATTAGCTGCTGTCCAATTCGCTGCAGGTGCAGCATTACCTGAAAATAATGCTATGTAATAACCTGCTGGTTTAACTTTTGCTCCCATTGCTACATTTAGAATATGTGCAATGCCCTCAGTTGGGTTAAGGTTTGGAATGCGTTGCCATTCGCCACCATTCACGCGGTCAAAATACTCACCAATTGAGCTTAAATCGCTATTCACATTTTCCATGATTGAACTCGTTGAAAGTTTAATTTCTTTTAACTTACAAGAGTTATTAGCCTTCTCCCTAGACTTACAGACCTACCAGATTTTGCAGTGATTCCATTGAGCACAGAAGAATGCAATTCAATAATTTGACCTGTACTTGTGCCAATAACATACCCATTTTCAGACAACCAAAGGGCTGTCTTTCCCCCACCTTGGGATATATCAGCACCAATTAAATCACTATCCACTTCTACAGCAGAATAAGGTATAGGTGAATGAGCTGTTTTTTTTACAAATGTCATTTCTGAAGGTTCAGCACCACTGAGAAAAACGACATGATCTACTTGTCCTACCCATATTCCCCCATCGACTGGCAGAATAAAACTGATACGTTGAGGTAACATAATAAAATCATGTCGTTCATCATGTAAGTGATATGCCATTGCCTGAGAGAATCTTAAAATATTTTTATCGGCAGTCAGTAATCGCCCCTGCCAATACTTCATAAACTTGCCACTTGGCATGGCTGACATAGTGTTGAACTGGTTGGCGCGACCTAAATGATCATCTCGATCAATGATGACTTGTGAGGTGCTGATCGGATATGAACCATATTTACGTAATTCTGAGCCATTACGAGCAGAACAATAGATATTCACCTCAGAAATTGAAGCATCAAGACAATAGGGTAACTGTACAACAAGGCTTCCTTGTAGTACGTCCCCTTTTCCTAAAATATCAATATGGCTTTGTACATGTTCCGATAAGCCCGATTCTTTACCATTACGAGAGTATGAAATCGCCACTACATAATCACCAGTCCCTAATGTTCCACCTTCAATTCGGCTTTCTAACAATGGACTGGCTGGGTTATCTACAGTTAAAGGCTCAAGTTGAAAACCGTTGTAAACAAATATGCCACTAACTGTAGATATATAAATCAGATTATTCAAAACTTCATAGCAAATATATTCAGGATTTAAGTGATCGAGTAATACATCATTCGACCAATCTAAAGTATTTATCTTCACCAGCTGCCGATCTAATGTCGCAAATACATCTCTATGTAATGGGCTTTGCCATATATTCCTATAGTTTTTGTTAGTAATTAGAGATTCAGATTTTCTTAAACTTATTCGGCCTGTTTCTGAAATATCAACGTTGATTGCATCCTTCACAAACAGTCGTGGATTATCTCCACCAATTTGTAAAGCATCATCATTTGCCACATTGTTAATTCCAGCTATTGGAAGTAATTTCATTAAAATGCCCCTTTGCGATATTGTTCAGAATTACCATCTGGCCGTATGAAATGGACACGATTTTTAATGTCTGAGGCAGAGATTTTCAAACCATCCAAACCACTCATATGAATTACTTGTGCTGGTATGATTTGTTCATCTTTTCTGAGCGTTACACGCATACGTTGATCAAAGTTTCCATAATCATAAACATTGACTAAAGCATAATCTAAACCTACAGGTACGACCTCTCTAACTCGATTTGAAATCCAAGCTTTGCCATAAGTCGATTGCTCCCCTCCTCCAATGTTGGTTGGAATATGAGGTCCAATTTGCAAGCCCTGCCACATATAAGGCTTATCATCTTGTTTCAGCGTTCCCATAGAAAGTGAACTTAAACCAGCCATTCTGACATTACGGTGAAATAGTTGAATTTCATTTTTACTAAACAATAAAGAGTTTAATCCAAGTGGTTTAATCGTTTTATTAAAAGGTTCTATATGCTGTATCGAAAAAGAACCAAAGCTACTCATATCCAACGCACGTCTAAAACTAATGGTTTGGTTACCAATTGGTGCAATGATTCCGAATTTAAGGCTATTAAATCCTTTTGGTTTAATTTCGAACAAGGTTTGGCGTAGTTCTGAATTACCAAATAAAGATAGATCCTTTCCAGCAACATTTATTTTTCTATGAAAATGGGAGATTTCAGGATTCCCAAAAATTGCACCTGGTTCCCTGTCCAATCCATCTACATAATGCAATCGTTGTGGTGGATGATTTATTTTTGCTTGTTCAGGTGCTTCAACAACCGCATAAATTGTATGTGGTGAAATACTTGGTTTGCCTAAATCTAATTTTTCAGTCCATGCAGCAACGTTAATGCTTCGATTTTTATGTGTAACGATAGCTACTCCAAACAATCTCTCCCAATAACCCGGCTCTACTCTTATTGAGTTTGCGTGTACATCGGCTGTACCAAATAAGGTCATTTCTTTGGTAGAGTCTGGCCGAATAACATTTTGATGAATGACAGGCCATTTCTTAGGATCAGTTTCAAAATTTTCTGTCTCTATTCCATAATTATTCAAATCAACAATTTGAGTAATATATTTCCCAGCACCAATTTTTTCTAACTTATGGAATTTAGTAATTTCAGGATTTGCAATGCCTGAAGCGTTTATATACTGCTTTCTATCTGCGATGGTGTGACCACCGAATAACAATGAATTTAAACCTTCAAAAAGGATATGACGTGTATACAGACCTATATAAGCATTACCAAATTCGGATAAGTCTAACCCTCTATGACGTAATTCAGGGGTTAGATTTCTGACAATAGGTTCACCGACTAAATTTTTATACTCATATTTTGGATAAATTTTATTAAATCTGCTTACAACCTCAGCACGACCATATTTGGACATTGGATCAGTAGCAAAAAACTCAATAAACCTACGCCCATATTTCACTTCGGGCAAAGAAATTATAGGCGGTGCGATCGTAAATCGCTGCTCAAAACTCAATGTGCGAATGGCTTCACTTACCATCGTATTACCATAGATTGATTGAACACCTAAACCAATAAATCTGAAATTACGTCGCGTATTTTCAACGCTTGCTGTGCCAAATCTTGATGCTAATATTCCTGATGGTTTTAATAATTTCGCACCTAAACGTACATTAGTCCATGATGATATGGCTATAGGATCTATAGAAGGTAACGGAAGTTTTCTAATCCTAAAGGCTATAAATGAATTGGTCTTTTCACTTTCAATGGGTGATTGAATGCCTGATGGAAGCAAGGCTCTTGCACCATTTTCTACTTGCTGATAACCGAAACGCTGATGTAATAATCCAAACATTTGCAATGTTCGATTGCGATTCAATACTGTTGCCAATTTTGATGGCATTGGAGGATTTAGACCATCATCTGATGCATGTTCTTGGATAATGAACTGTGTTCTATTCCAAATTTTAGAACGGCCCCATTGCTGCTCTACTATTTCTCCAAAGCCTAAAAATCCCTTAGGGTTTATATATTGATTATAGTTTTTAACCCCAGCCAAACCATAGATTGTATCCAATCCTTGGCAATAAATACTTTGGATTTCTGGAATTATTCTTGTGCCAAACAGTGTTGCATTCAAACCTTCAGGATAAATTGTAATCTTAGGGCTGACTAAATGATTTGAAGGATATTGTTCATAGATTCCGCGTGGCTCAATATATCTTGGTGAAAATGAAGCCCATGCAATACCAAACCGTTGCATATCATTACTTTTCATTTCCAAGTAGCGTAAAGAGAATGCAACTAAATGCGTGCCTGATTGAAATGAATCAATTGCCCCTGCCTTTGTCACAAATTGCTCTTTGTGACTTATACGCGCTCCACCAAATTTAACGAAGTTAGTACCAGTTAAATTAATGTATGAGCGTAGGCTTTGTATCTTTTGGCTACCAAATAAGCCAGCATTTAAACCTATTGGTATTAAAAACCTTTTGAGATTTTGAACTGTAAATTGACCGAATACCTGTGTATTCAATCCATTTGGCTTTACAAACTTATTTTTATTAAAGATTCCTAAAGAACCTATCTGTTGTGAGTTAAATCCTAAAGCTTGAATATACTTGCGATAAAGAATTAGAGACGCAATACCAAAATTAGTGGCAATTAATCCATTGGCTTTAATATAACTGTTGTAATTAAATACTTTATGGTTGCTAGATAAATCAAGAGGTGGGATGCCTCCAGCATATATCACGATATCTTCAGGCGGCTTGTCTGTACCAAACTTAAAATTAATTTGATCTTGAGGTAAAGTAAAATACGCGTCTTTATTCTTTTTAAAGTTTAAATTGACTTCAACTGATCTAGTGGTAAATGCGTTTGCTTTAACTGCATGGTAACTAAATATACTTCGCTCATAAGGAGGAAGTATTGATTTAGGTTGAATGACGTTGATCTGAGGAACAATAGATTCATATTGAGTATTGAAGTCAACAGGTTGATCTTTCTTGACCCCTGCCGTTTTTTTCTTAAATCTAAAATCTATTTCCATAGCCATAGAATCAACTCACATTAATTCTGTCTATTACGATTCCTTCAAAATCAGGGAGGACGTCATCATCGAGACATACAGCAAATAAAATTTCACCTGTTTTAGCTGCGCATAATGATTTATACGTTCCATCCGCTTTAGAAACTGCTTGACCAACTTTGTTTCCAGTCGTTCTGTTGTAGATATAAACCTTGCAGTTTGATGCTGGTTGGCCAGAAGCATCTAGGACTTTACCATTCATGGTTAAAGCACTTGAACGAATACAATAAAGCTGTAAGTTTTTTAGTGTTGCAATGTGGTTATATGCTGTGCCGTTTGGTGGGATAAATCCGATTGGTCTATTGTCGACGGTAAATCCGAAATAAAGATCACCTGTATTTTCTAAAAAACAATGCATTTCAGAATTGGCACTGTTTGAATGAAAGTTAATATAACAACCATTTGCATAACGAATGCAATTATAGCTCCCACCTACATCTGCGGTTGATGGATTAAGATGAAAATAAAGAACTGCCGAATTGTTAAGACTGGGCATTGCCCAACCGTTAAGAATAAACTGACCTGTAGGTACTTGCATTACATAAGCAGCACCACTAAATGCAGTTTGCGAAAGTAACGCACCACCATCACCACTGACTCCGAAAAAACTATTAAAATTTCCCCAAAATGAAACAGGATTACCAGGTGCATTAAAATAGGTGTAATTATCCCCAACACTACCAGTTGTAGAGGTTGCTACAGTCTCACCCTTAGCTTTAATGTAATCCACCATTTGCGTAATGTCTGCAAAGGTTATAGACATATCATAGAGTACGTAGGCTTGGCTGAGATTATTCGGATCACAAAACCCTGTTTTTAATAACTCCATAATCAATCAACTGAAATCAGCCCTCCAAAGACATTTTCATTTTTCCAGTAGCCTTTATTTTTGTGCCATTCACAGTACTGCTCAAAGAAAGTATCTTCACCAATCTCATTGAGTTTTGCCAATACCAAATCTTCTATCCAATTTTCCACATACAAAATGTCACTGTCACTGATTTCAGAGCAGTACATCTGAAATGGAGGTAAACCTAAAAGCCTTCCCCAATCATGTATAAGGTTTAATGCACCATTCATCACTCGTTCAGGTTCTACACCTGACATTTGAATAATGATTGGTTCAGGTTTAATGGATTCACTCATGCGAAACACTCACTCTTAAAGTTTGAAAATTTTGTTTGCGCCATTGTCCCAAGTCACGATGATGTCACCGCCATTCGGTGTAATAGGTAGACCTGTTGCGGTATCAAGATATGCAATCAAGGGGCTTGTAGCTTCTGTACCTGTATCTGCATAAATTACAATTGCACCAATCGCACCACCTGAGACAGCTGTAAACGTTGCATCTGCGGCATCAGCTGCACCGCCTGCCGTAGATTTGGCTGTTAAAGTGACAGGGCCAGCAATTCGTGCTGAACTAGAAATGTCTGAAATAAATTCATGTGTTGACGCATTCACTGTATAAGCGCTTGTGCTGACTAAATAAACTTTGATAGTGTCAGTTAGCCAGTTAAATTGACCTTCTAAAAAACGCTGACGGCCTTTGTCATAGAGTGTGTTTGCCATGTGCTTGATTCTCCGTATCTGAATCGGAAGCACTCATGCGCTTATGTGTAATTTCAATGTGGTTATCTGCTTCAACACAAAGACGCGCCAGCTGCCCAGATTTTTTGATCAATTGAACTTTGGCATCGCCTATGTAGAGCGTGTCTTCTGTCTTTAAATCAATAGTTCGTTTGCCCATCTTGTGCATATTCAAAAAAATATAATTCATTATGTAGAAAACCCCTGAAAGCTATGAGCCTTACAGGGGTTTAATAATTTCATATTTACTTATGGGAAAAAGGGTTGCACAACTTGTGGAGTATCCTCACGAGTGATTCGTCTTAAATCACTATCCGGGCGTTGTCCAAAGTATTCAGTAAATTCTTGTTCTGCTAAAGCTGAACGATTAGGATCGAAAAATTCTGAATCTGGAACACTATAAGCTTTGTGTAATGCCCACTGAATTAACTGAACATGGTGAATTTGGTTGATCTCTGGCTTATCCGTATCATTTTCCATCGCAATCAATGGGACACGATACCCTTCTAACTGTAATTCACCGTCAATAGTTGGAATTGGTACAAGTCGAAGCTTTGTATCATCTTGAATCACAAACTGTGGTACGCCTTTCATGCGTTTCCAATTATCGCATTTATATCGCTGATCTAAATTTTCAGCCGACATTAAAGCTAAGTATGAACCATAAGTGCCATTTGCCGGTTCAAACCACACTCTGCTTAATTCATATAATGATTCATGTATTGGATATTCGGAAGTAAAAGGACTTACAGCAATGGTACATACATCTCTGTTTTGACTTTCATGCAACAAACGTCCACGGATGCATGCTTCATTTACAGCATCATTAAGCCAATCAATAACGCTTTCATCATCATTGAAATAAGGCTCGACCTTGTCATTTGCTAAAGTACGAAAGCGTTGAATCAATTGGCTGAGTTGCATTACACCACCCCAAATCGTTTAATTAAATCAACAACCTGATCCTGTAATGTCTTGACACTACTATTCATTTTTAAACTTTGATCATATTTGTGCTTAGCATATTCAACTAAACTCTTTTTATCTGTAATTCATTGAACTGTATCAATTTCATCCATGATCAATGCTTCGTTTTCATCATCCTTTTCCTGTTTCTTTTTGGACTCGTCTAAAATCAACGAGGTATCATCTGATTGTAAAGTATCAGATTCCATAGCATTTAAATCTTGTTGTTCATAACGTTGAAATTCTGGATGCTTCAACAAACTACTCGCAATATTACTAGGCACAATACGAACTTGGCCGTGTGCAAAAACCAAATTAGAGCCGTAAAGGCGATCTATATGTTGGTCTTTTCGTCCTACATATTGAATAGCAATGCCACTTGAGCCAACTGATTTAGCAGCTTCTAGTGCAATTTGTGCTTGTTGAATAGCTACTGGTGATATAACTGCAGTCTTTTGAACTTTTTCACGTAAATTTTTAACTTCATCTGCCAATGCTAAATATTCTTCTACATCAGGAAGATCTTTCATTAAGTGAACAGTAGCTCGGAATAAATAATCTTTTGCCTTTTGTTCAAGGGGTAATTCTTCATAGGGTAGGAAACAAGGATGTTCCTTTTTCTCTAAATCCTTAAACTCACCATAGGTCCAGCCTTCTGCTTCTTTTTGCTGATACCAACTTTCATGTGATTGTTCAGGTGTGGCTTGTGGATTTGCTAAATGCATTTCTACACCAGCAATTAAACTTTGCTTATGTGTTTCAGGTGTATCATCCCATGCGACTTGACTATCATCACCTAACGACTGGCAATATGCAGCATTAATAGAATGACAAATCATTGCAATTGCTAAAGTTTTCATCTCATTTTCCTTTTCTTTTATCTTGAAAAAAGGCGATGTAAGTCAAACCACTCACATCGCCAAGGTTTAACTCAGATTGAAATTAACGGGGACCTTTCAATTCGCCCGTTACAATGATCTGAATTTCAGATGCTTTTGCATTTCCTGCACCCGATACAGTTAGAATTAATCGTGCTGGCTTTGGTAAAGTGACTAACTTTGAACCATTTGCTCGAACACGACCTACTGTTGCTAAGTCACCATCTTTTAGAAAATAAGATGTATCTTGAGGTACATCAGCTGAATCACTGCCAGTGTATTTAAATCCTAAATTACCTTTAATTGCTTCTGTCATACCTGTTGAAACAATGACTTGAGCATCTTCAAGTTGCATGCCTTCGGGTAACTCACCCAAATCAATTACATCTCCTACAGCAATTGCAGCAGTAGAATCAGAATCAATTACTGCACCTGTAGAATTTGTTAATAATGAATAAACCAAACTGGTAGCATTACCAAATGGACTAAACCCACCAAATTGGCGAGTACGTGCTGTCTTGCGCTTAATCGTTGCCATAACTGCAAACTCCAATAAACTAAATATTAAAAGGTATGCCCTGACTGGACATACCCTGTTTACACTTACAAGCCACGACCAAAGATTGGAACGGCTGTATCCACTACGGTTACACCATAGTCTGTGAATTCTTGACGCTCACCTGTGTTCACATCAAAGCGGATTTTAGATACACCACGAACTGCACCAATAAGTAATTCCCACTTATCGCCATGATCCAGCTCTTTTTCAGACCAGAAGAATGGTGCACCTGAATGTTCAGATGAAGCCATTGCTTCCGCTAATGCTTGTCCACCTAAGATGATTGAACGATCTACTGCAAATTTATCGCCAAAGCTTGCTGGGACAATTGCGCTAGACTCAACTTCTGAATCATACGCAGCACAATATTTAATTGTGTCACCTGCATAGAAGCGAATAGGACGCGGCATTTTGCGAATAATAAAGTTATTCCAGATACCTACATCACCAGTAAATAATGGGTGTTGTTTAGCTTGGCTTGCACGTGCCCAAGCTGCTGCTTGGAATGAACGGAAACCAGGTTGTGCAGCAAATTTGTTATATTGATCTGGTGAAACTAACCACACTCGAATTGGTGAATCGTCAGCATTTGAATCGCCTTCAAATTTACAAATCGGTGGTGGCAATGCAATCGTATCTAATACAGATTTCATTGAATCCACAGCATCCATCGTAAATAGATCACCTGTTTCAATTTGAACTTCATCTGCAGTTTGTTTGAATAGCTGTACGCCTGAACCATCTACAAGGAAATGACGGTTTTTCGTTGGAGCTTTTACACGGTTAACCATGATTTCTTTAAATTCAGGATGGTTATCCGTTGGAATAGCCCATTCAATATTGTCATGGAAACCACGTGCACCAGCCATATGAACTAAAGTAGATTGATCGCAATAACGATCCATCAAGCTTTGAGCGACTGGACGACCAAGTTTACGTAAATCGGCTGGACTACGGATTTGTGACATCACATTACCCAAGTCCACTGGAAAACGTGCTTGATTTACACGTAAACGATCTTCATTCAAGGACATTCCCACACCACGACCTTCGGCATGAGCACTACCCATGATTGGATATGCGCCAACAGGATTAAGTAAATGGAACGTTACCTCGTCCCCACGGCCTTTACCTAAATCTTGTACACGTACAATTGGCATATGCTGTGTTGTTTGTTTACGCAAAGTTGCATCAGCACCAGCTTCACCCTTTGGCATTTTCCCTGCTAAAAGATTAAGAGTACTGTTGCGTTGCATATGAGTAGCGAACAAGCCTACGGCCTGTGTCACCATATTTGTTTTATCACCATAAGCGGCATTGGTTTTATTCGTCATGTCGACTCTCCACAATTTAAATTACACACGACGATTCAGATATTGCTCACGCTGTTCTTCAGTCCATGTGGACATTTCTTCGATCATTTGCGCAGGTGTCATATTGGCAATGCGTTCATCACGAGAAACACCAGCAGGAGAACCAGCAGGCAAATCTGAAAGGCTATGTGGTACTTGTGTTTGAGCGTTTTTTACAGCTTCTTGCGCTGCTGCTTTCACCGCATCGGGTTTTGCAGCCTCTTGAGTTGATTGATTTGCAGATTTGTACAATCCTAAAAGTTCTATAACTTGTGCAGCTGAACCTTTTTGTAAAACTGTATTGTACGCATCTCGGATAAAGCTTGGTTGAGCACTTCTCCAATCATTAAATTCTTTAGATTCATAGATTGAGTCTGCATCAGGATGAGCCGTAAAGATTTCAGTAAAGTGTGCTTGTTCAGCACTGACTTGCTGCTGTTGTTGAAACGGTGCTAAAGCTTCTTTTAAGCGTTGTTCCACCTTAGCATCAACACGCATATCAACATATTTTTCAATACCAGCAGCTAATTCTTTTTCGCTAAAGTCACCAAAAATCGCAGGATCAATCCCTTGATCAATAGCTTCTTGCGCTATAGCTAACTGGTTATCTTGTTTCGTTGCAGCTTGACCGTTATCTTGACGTTCCTGTGCTTTCGCTTGAAGTTGCGTAAGAGTTGCATTCGCTTCTTCAAACTTTTGCTTCCACTCTTGTTCACCCTTGCGTGCATCAGCAAGACGTTCAAATGGAATGGTATGCTTACCATCTTTTGCAAGAACCACTGCATTTTCAGCATTCATCTGATTTTCATCAGGTTGCTGTTGTGCTGTGGGTTCAATTTTTGGTGTATTGGCTTGTTCCTGTTCTTGGGTAGTTGCTGGCTGACTACCATCTTCCGCAGGTTTAGATGCGGTATCGCCATGAAGCTCTTGATCTATCAATTGAGCTGCAAGTTCAGGTGTAAGTTTCCCACCATTATCATCAATCAACTGTTGTTGTTGCTCTGTAATATCCATGTCTTTCCTACTACTTATCGCTGTAGCCGCCAAGGTCGAATGGCTAGAGTTTTCTAGCGTTTAGCTGCTGATTGCTCAACATGAGGAAAGTTTCAGGGAATTAGATATAATTACGTTAGCCTTACAGGGGGATAAGTTAAAATGAAAAAGAGAAAGTATTTATGAAATTAAGTCAAACAAAAGGTGTTTTCGCTGAATTCGGATACTATCCTAAAAATATTGATATAGAGAATGAACGATTCTCAGTTGAGACATTACCTGACTATGCAGATGCAGTTACCCGTGTTACTGAAGACCCAAATATTCTCAACGATTGGATTTATCCAGGTAACAAGAAAAACTATAATTTCATGACAAGAGAAATTACATCTCTCCCTTTTACTAACCGTAATTTTGGATTACCTAAAACCCATATATTAAAACTAAAAGGGAATGAAAATGAGGAAGATCTAGATTTCGTTGTTTGGTGTTTATCATTTTTTACTGGTATGCGTTTAACTATTCAGGAAGCTGGATTTCTTGATGCAACTCCTATAAAACAAGGTAAGCTCGTAGATTTTGTGCTTATTGAAAGTTCATTAGAGGATGTTATTAATTTAGCATTGGATTATTTAGATTTAGAACGGAATAATTTTCGAGCTACAAAACGTGTCATTGGTATTATTCATACATTATTTTTAGCGCAGTATCCACATTCTCTACCTTTCGAAAGATTTCAATATCTTTATATGTCATTAGACACTTGCTACAAAATCACACAAACAAAGTGTAATGCTAGTTCTACCAGTGCTTCAACACATGCTTCTCGTGTGCAATGGATGTGTGAATATTACGATATAGTAGTACCAAGTTGGGCAATAATTAACGGAAAGTGTTCTCAAATATCAAGTGTTCGAAATGATACTATTCACGAATCTTTGTTTTTTGATGAGCCACTAGGATTTGCCATTTATGAAAATTTTAATGGTAATGTCATACTACAAATGCAACATTTAATTTGCAGACTCTTAGTGGCAATTCTTGGGAAGCCCAATATAAGTTATGTGAAAAGTAGTGTTCAAACTCGACAAAGACAAGGGCTTAATTTACTTGAGAAATAAAAAGAACAATTGAATATTATAATTCTATAAAAATAAATCCAGCACCAATAATGCAGGATTTATTTTATTATGCGGACAAATAAATCAAAACATATAGTAATGCAGGTATATTTCTTTAAGCTTTGTTAACTTATTCTTTATTCATAGCTTACATTTCTACTTTACTATTTTGTTTGTGTAGATATTCTTTCAACAAATAACCTTCCAGCTGCCATATTTTATTACGCGCATTATCGTATGCAATCTTTTGGCCTACAGCCTCATCAAAATTGTCTGGGCTTGCACATGCTGATTCACCTGTCACAGTAAAACCATTTTCCAAGACAATTGTACAAAAAGTTAGACAAAGCAGACTCCAATAATCACCAGATTCGCGTGCTGTAGCAATATCGACACCTTGAAGTGGGTTAGAGTAATATACTGCCTTAATTTTTAAATCAATATGTTCAGGCGTGATTCGTGGTGCATTTAAGTTTTTAGATTGAATTTCTTGCTCAATTTGCTGTTCAGTATTTGACATGAACATAATCCTCAATAAAAAGACAGTCATTTGACTGCCTAGATTATTAAGCTATCAAAGCTTTAGGTCATGCCTTAGAGGGGGTGTTTTCTTGTAGATATTTACCATAAGCAAAATTATTTAGTATTTCTTTGATAGAAAAAATATCCTTATTATCTAAAAACAGAATGTTTTTATTATTTACAAGATATCCTCTTTTCATTTTTTCTTTAAATCCTAATTTTTCAATTTTAATTTCTACAAAAAAGCTTTCTAGTTTCAGATAAAAAAGTATTCTCTTATCTTCCAGCCTAGTAAATGGACATACAATAAATGAGCTTATAGCTTCATCATTTAGTATTTTTTCTTTATCAACCAAGTTAAAAATTCTTAAATTCAAAATAGCCTTATTTAATTTAAGATCACTTTTAAAATATAATTTTAAATATTCATTAAATTCAGGAAAGATATGGACACTACTATAGGAAGGGTGTACTGATAACGCAGCACGCCAATAAACAGATAAACAATACTTTGCTATAATCTCTTGATCTAAACCCTTAAAACTTACCCCATTTAAGGTTTTAACTAGACTGACATTAGGATTTTTACCTCTTAAAGCATTTATAGAATATTCTTCATATTTTTTATTAAAATAACTTTCACAATTTTTACACAACTGATTGACAGCCCAAGTATCACTATCAAATTTCAATTTTTTTGCATTTGTATTTATAACTATAGGTTGTCTTCCTTCTACTTTTTTTAATAATGTTTTAAAAATAGTTCTTGCTATTGCATGTGATTTTTCCAGTTTTCTGAATTCTGAACAAAATGCACAATTCCCATAATGTTCAAAACTTTGAAAAATTGGATTATTGATATTGGTGTTTTTCTCAATAAATTTAATTGCTAGTTCTTTAATATCATGTCTATATAAAACACGACCATGTAAATTTGGTACAAATATTTCGCACTTTTCTTGGTTGTGGTTTAAATATTTTACCAAATAATGGGTCACAAAATATTTTTCTATGAACATTATTTATCCTTATTTAAAATTAAAAAGCTATTCAGATGAATAGCTTATCATATAGTCCTTAAAGTCTTAATTTAAAGATTGAATTAAATATTATCATTCATCCTTTGCGTCTCTATGCCCCTCATCGGAGAACCACCATCGTTAGGTACTGCCGGATTCATTGGGCTTGTATTCTGTTGTACCTCAGCCAATCCTTCACTGCCTATCTCTGCACCCTGCCCTTGAATATATGGGCTACGAATATCACTTGCTGCAGTTTGTTCTGCTGTTAGAAAATTAGGGTCATCACCCATTGGATTAGGACGCTGGTAACCTGCACCCTTCATAATTTCATCTGCAATTGGTGCAATCTGCGAAATTTGGGCTACCTGAGCACCAGCTTGCATTGCTGCATATGCAGCTTTCACTCCAATTTCTACTGAACGTGCATCAATCTCTTTAATTTCACTGCCAGCTTTACGCTCTTTAAGTTCAAGTTCACGTAATTTAATATCATTACCAGCTTGTGCTAGTGCTTGCTTAACTTCTTCTCGAATACGTTGCTCGATTTGCTCAGGTGTAGATGCTTGAGTTGCTTGGCGTATTGATTCAATAATATCTTTCTTAAATGGAATATCAGTCAATGCCATTACATATGGCAATACAGCTGTTTGAATTTCAGCAGATAATGACTTGGTAATCTCAGATAAAGCATTCAATTGTTGTTCACGGAATGTTGTAGAACTTGGAACATCATCGAGTACTACTTTCAAGCGAATACGTTGCACATCATTCGAAACATATGGATAGCCCATTTCATCAACCTCAGGCTTGTTGATTACTACAGTACGATCTTCACGAATTGCATCACCTTCAATAATCACAGTTTGCTCACGTGTTCCCATATCTTCAACAATCATTGAAAGAAGCATTTCACCTATCAGTGTTCTGGCTTCTCTAAAATTATCCATGATCTTCATTAAAGTCTGATTAGATTGCTCAATCTGCAGCTGCTCTTGTTTACCCGAAGTCGCATTACCCTTCTTACCTTGGAAGCCAGAAGTAATATTGCTAACTCGTTCGATAGCAGCACGATTATCATTAATCAATTGAAAATGTTGTTGTGATAATTCAAAGTCACGTTTCACTTCAAAGCGTGCGCCATTTTTTGCCATATGGTTAGCATTCAGTACAATATCAGCATCAGGACGAGCAACTTGGCGACGAAGCTGCTCATCTGTCATATCAACCGCACCTTTGGTACGTTCAACACGTGTAACGCTCATACCCCAACGTAATTTAGAAATGCCTGAGTTTATGCTGTCTTGGCTGAACTTCATTCGGCGTACAAATCCATAAGGAATGTTGGTATTGTCCTCACGTGCACCCCAAAATGGAACATAAGGAAAATAATGATGTGAATATGGTGTAGGTCCATCAAATAGTAAATGCGGTCCTAACCAGTATGAACGTCTCACCTTTGATATATTGGCAAGTTCAACATGTGCCATTCCTTGAAAAATGGCAATGTCGTGATTCATATTGGAAGAATCATATTCAACTACACGACCATCTGAGAATTTTAGTACTGGCACACGAACCCATCGACGGTACCAAACCTCAGCAACATTGATTTCTTTTGAAGTTGGGTTATACCAATACTGCTCACTGATAGTGTATGAACGAGCATCAAGCCAAGCATTTTGCAAACCGGTACTATCGCCACCATCCAATACGCCAGCTTCTTGCCACCATGAACCACCATATCGGCCTACAGTTTGAATGAGTTCAGCATGTTGAGGGAAAGCATTCATTAATCGTTTTGGATGAATCCAACGAGTACGACGTAACCAACGTGCATCACTTAAGTCATTTTCAGTGGATTTCATATCCCAATGAATTTCATTGCGATGGACTTTGGTACAGCGATATGGGAATTTAAAAGGATCCTGTTCACGCTTAACTTCAACCCAACCTATACCACAACCAATTTGAGGTCGGAAGGCATCACTACAAGACTTATCCGCTTTAGATAAACGTTCAGCTTGATTCAATTTAAAGTTTAAAGCATCTGCTACATCATCACTGCCAGTATCGCCATTGGCTTTTACACGCCAATCTGTACGTGTTTGTAACTCGAAACCTTCAACAGATTGCAATGCAGGGCCGATCATATCCTCTACTGCTGGAGGAATACCGATCTGTTTCATACGATTAAGAAGTTCAGTTTCAAGCTGATTACCATCAGCATAATCCATTTCCTTATCTGCTGTATGGCGCCAGTAAGGTTGTTCCTCAATCTCGTACATAATTTCAGTGAGTTCATCAAGCGTTAAAGCATCATCATCAAGATTAGCTTGCTCAATCTGTGTAGTTTCTTGATCAAACATATTTAAATTCCTTACATTCGCCAATCTGTTGGAGGTGCTTCTCTATAGCTAGATTGCTGTTCATGAATATTTGTACTTGAATTATCACTGGTACGACTAGACGTATAGACGTAGTCACCAAGTAACCCTGCTTCTTTAGCCTGTGCACATTGTCTAAGTGCATCTGCACCTTCTGAGCATCCATTTGATTTATCAGGTTGATCAATATACATATTGGCTTGGTGATTAAATTTCTTCTTATAGCCTTCAATGCGTTCAATACCTAATTTGCATCGTTCTTCATCAAACCAAGCATTCTTTAAAAGCCTACGTGTTTGCTGAACACCTGTTGTGAGTAAAGTAATACGTGGAATGACCACAAAATTGTGACCAGGTAATAATTCTTCAAGCATTTCTAATACTGACTTGTTGTAGTCGCCAAGTCGTTGATGTGCTGCATCGTGTGGTAAATAATGGTTATGGTAAATATAAGGCTTGTCTTTGATCAGTTTTGCGTAAAAGCGTAGGTCTTTAAAATGATCTTCATCATAATCAATGAAACGATCTTGATTATTTAGTATCTGCTCATACCAAATAGCACAACCATCATGATTACCAATGTCCCAAAAAGTATTTACAGGAATATCCAAGACTTCAACTTGAGTAATACCACCGCGTTTACGCAGTTCAAGCATGTCATTGGCATAGTAATTCCCATCCGTGGACACTTGGAAAGCTTCATCTGGGAATGATGGATACTCTTGCCACATCAAAGCTTGATCACCAGATAAATCGTTATCTCGTGTTGATACATACCAAGCACGTTGATCTGGATCAATATTGATTCTTTTACCTAAGTTTTTAGATACTACGATTTCAATATGATCAAAAATATTATGATCTTTTTTCGATATGACCACTTCTGAAGAATCAATACGGTATTTCGGTTCTTCCCACCAACCATAAAAATGCAGCCTAAAGTCTTTTGGTGTGAGTTTTTTACGTGATGCAAAGTTCTTTTGAGCAATCTGAACCTTATCAAAGAAGTCTCCACCACGTCCTTCGGCGGTAGATTCAATTACACAAATACCTGTTGTTGGAACAGCAGGTAAGGAACCTGTACGAACTTCCTTTGCTTTACCTGGTGATTGGGCACAAATTTTACCGTATTCAGAAATCAGTAAGCGGTGCATAGTACCGCCACGGAAAGATGTAGCCACAGAGATTTTAGAGCCGTTATGTGCGAACTCCATCTCAGTACCATTGTTTGTTTTGAGCGGAAAGCGTTCTAATATTTCAGGCGGTAAATTGTCATACGCAAATTTAATCTTATCGCTAAAGATATCACTGACAGTCTCAAGGTTTTGGGCAATAACACCACAATGCTGATTAGCATTAAATAAAGCATGATCAAGCCACAATATACAAATAAGTGTTGTGAAACCTAACTGACGTGCTTTTAAAATAATATTGCGGTACCACAACCGATTTAGAAATTTTTTCTGTGCATCATTTGGTTTAAAAGGTAATTCATATGTTGGGGCTTCTTCGACTTGCCCAAACTCATTTACAAAATCATCACCCTTAATTTTGATCTTATACAAACAGCCACTAAAAATACGCCAAATTGGATCAGCAAGGCAACGTTCTAATTCTTCCTTGTTCATTGGTAATGGCTGTAAATCAGTGTTATATATCAATTTTCACTCCATTTTGCACAATATTTGTGCAATTTTGAAACGTATACGCGCTTGAAATTAAATTGATGAGGGTGATTAGTCGTTCCATTCACGTAGACTCTCCATATTCAGGATCATCAGCTATAGGTCTAAATGCAGAACTGTTTCCTGTACTAATTCGTTCAAGTAAGGAAGTTAATGCATCAACTGGTTTGTTGTTATCGTCATCAAGTCCAAATGCTTGACGCTCTAAAGCAATCAAGGTTTTGAGTGTGTCGCTTAAATCCTTCATGGACTTAACACGACCGGGCATTGAAATTACTTTTAGATAAATGTCATTTAATGTGTCTTTCCCTTTGTCATCAGGACACCACATCAAATCACCAAGTCTAATCAGTAAATCAACATGATCTTCACCAACCATTTGCTCTAATTCATCAAAAAGACTCATGGCAATTCGTCTAGAACGTTGAATATCCTTACGCTGAGTTAAGCGTACGCCTGCAGTTAAATTGGCATTTGCCTCAATGGTCTCTTTTTCTGAAATGTGGTTTGCTGTGCGAACTTCAGCGCGAACCTGTTCCTTGCGAACCAAGTCATCTGCTTTTGCTTTGATTTTTGCCGATAAATCTCGAACCCAATCATCACGCTTTGCACGTTTTCTGATTGCTGTGTCTGATACACCTTGCTCGGAAGCGATTTCACGAAGTGACTTTACGCCAGCACGATATTCAAGTTCGATCTTTTCCCAATCAATTACTTTTTTTTCAGCCATGATCACCAAACCTCTTAATGTTTTAATGATCATGTTTATAGGTGGGGAGGTCTAACCTTATAGGGGGAACTATATGTTATAGTTTAAGAAATTAATGAAATAAATGAACTGAAAATGATTTCTAAATTTCCATTCGAACTTGTAACAAAAGCAATAAATGACTGGGCTGCAATTGAGCTTCAAAAAAAACAAATCAAATTCAATGATAATATTTCCCCATTCATTCAACTTCAAAATTATTTAAGTCGAGTTATACCTTCAAAAATTAGAAAAGTTTCAATTTCAAATTCTTTTAAGGTTTCAGATGAAAACCGAATGGGTTTTAACATACTTAAAAAAGCAATTACTGAAGGAAATGATCTAAACAAATATTTAAGCAAACTCACAACAAATGCTGAATTTGCTGATGGTTTGTTTGATTATTATGGATGTGTACATTTTCATTTAGGTGAAAATTTAGAATATGATAATAGAGTAAAATGTGAGTTCTACGAACGTACATGTGAAGTTGCTTTAGCAATCGTGACTGATGAGGAAGTCTTTTTTATTGAAGCCAAACCTCATGGTAAAGATTATCCAGAGACTTGGACAAGCTTAAGTGTTCTTGAAATTGTAAATAAGGAAAAACCATATTTAATTAGTAGGCATAAAGTCATGAATATGATTGATATAACTCCAAAAATATCAAGTCATGAACATATATTTGCTTTAAGAAACAATGGCTTTAGCTTCGCAGTTACTTTAAGTGATGGATCTAGTTATATGCCTGCTAAGCTAGGACCAGTTTCTCTGGCTTTACCAAATGAAAATAAAAAAAAACGTCATCAGCATTATTCAGCAATGCATATGATGCATCAAATTCATTTTTCTAGAGACCTATCTCAAATCATTAACGAATTTCTTTTCAATTTTAAAATTATGAATAATTGTACTATTACACATGTAAAAATATACGACCTTGCTTCAAATAATTTAAAAACACTTAGTAGATTTAAAATTAAAATAGATTATCTTAAGGAGTTTACACAACATGTATTCATGAATGAATTTAAAAGAGATGAGTCATAACAACTCACCCTGCTTTCCACTATCCAATAAATCACCTACTTGTTTTGATAATTTACGAACTTGACCTGCTACTTCACTTTGGATTATTGCCATATGATGGCCTAACTCAATGTTGCTATATTGCATTGCCTCACCAATCAATAAATTGCCCAAATTACGTGCTTCTCTTGGAGTAAGAGTTAAAACAGCAGTATTAACGCTGCCTATCTCAATGCTAATGGTTCCATCTGGCAAAATAGTCTTAGACATTAAACGCGCTGTACGATGTTTAATTGCTGGTACAAATACACCGCGCTGTACTCTTATAATTTGCCCAGTGTCTACCAAATATGATAATCGATCATCAATTATTGATAATTGCAGCCCTGTAAGATCAGCAAGTGTTGTACGAGTAACGATCTGTTCTTGAGAGTGTAAATCCTCAATAGCTTCTAAAATAATTTGTGAATTTGAACGTAAATCATCAGACTTCATTGTCATACTCCTTAAATCGTTTAAACTTCAACAACATCGATATCGTGAATCATTTTCATCAGCTTACGCTTGATAATGTAATCTGCAGTTTTATGACCTTTGGCATCTTCACAAACAAACTGACCCTCATTGGTCCAGTAAACAAAATCCGCAACATAATCAGTACCACGTACGTTTACACCACATATTTTTTGAGAGGGAATTAATTTATAGCGAACCTGTGTCTGTAAATCCTTAATCTCACCAGCACGTTGTAAGACAATAAGATCATTTAAACGACGAAATTCGTGTTTAGAGTCAGCCACTTTTTCCCCATCGATTACAACTTTATGATTCCCATACTTTGGCTGTTTAGGCTTGTTATCACGTTGGTGTACAAGTCTTTTAATTTGAGTTGGTGACAAATTCATGCTCTACCTGCCTTTGGTGTTTTAATAACACTTTTCATTTGGGCCAATAATTCTGGTGGGCACGATGTAATTTTTCGTTCCTCATTTTTTTGTTCTTCCAGTTGGTGTACTGGATCAGTAAATGTCTGAACATCTCCCATCAATTTGGCATTTGAAACAATTCGTACATACATATCTTTAAAAGCTTTTGACTGTGATTCAGCACGTGGGTTTAATTCATCAAAACCTTTCTTAAATTCTTTAAGCGTCTTTAAAACCTGTCTACTGATGGAAATGGTTTGTCCCGATTTCTCGTATGCCAATGCTTGTTGCCATGCTTCATTTTCAGTGAGCCAATGTGAACCTTGTAAACACCAAATCTTAAAATCTTGAATACATGGAGGCCATGGTTCTTGAAGCATTCGGTTGTACCCATTTTCAATTTGCTGTGCTGTTAATCCTGAAAAATCCTCAATCATTGCTTGTTCAAGATCAACTTCTTCAACTGCTGCCCATTGATCTGTAAATTTCTTACCGTATCGAATACGCATTTTGTCAATTAAGCGACGAGCTTCATCAAGGGTGAACTCACGCATGACCCACCTCCTCAATCAGAAAGTTCTTTGGGGGTTCAGGTACCACATCGATCATTGATGATTCCTGATGTTGTTCTTCACGAACTTTTTGACCGTAACGCAACCAACGATTTACATTTTCCTGTTTGGCTTGATATGCCGATGGTTGTGCTGTTGCCTGTGGTTTTAAACCTAATTGATCACTCACAGTCAATTTCGCTCTACGAGCAATTATTTTGTGTTTGTTGTTGTTTACCCATGTCAGAAAAGCTACAGCCCATTTTTGTGCAGTCTTGGACGATTGCTTGCCAAAATCATTTGGTGAAGCAAACCAATTACCAAATTCATCAAACAAGTTTTCAAGATCGTATTGATCAAGATCAGTGTGTCTTGGTTTAGACAATTCGATGAAATCAGATTTCAATGTTGAATATTTCTGACCAAGTTCAATCACTGAGATTTTGGCAAGATCAAAATTGTGGTACTGAACAAATTGAACTGGCGTTTGAGAAATTTTTTCCTCGTGCGTATTACTACTACGTTCTATTGGTTGTTCTATTGGTTGTTCTTGGTAGTTAGTATGACCCTGCGTCACTGCTTTTTGCACCAGAGTCACTGGTTGTTGCGTGAGAGTCACTGGTTCACTGTCGCCAGAGTCACTGGTATTGTTATCAGAGTCACTGCTTTCATTGTCCGAGCTATGACCCTGCGTCACTGCTTTTGTGAGACTTTCCACATCAAAACGGTAATAAGATCGGCGACCATTTGTGCGATCTACAAACAATATTCCTAAATTTTCGATGTGTTTAATGTGTAAGCCCACTGCTCGATTTGATAGTCCAGTATCGTCCATGAGCGTTTGAATTGATGGGAAACATTCACCAGATTCATAGTCGGCATATGTAGCTAACGTTATTGCCACTAACTTAGTTGTTGGTGGCATAGAAATTTGACGAACAGCTTTAATAAAGTTGAAATTGCTCATAACACCTCACCACAAATCTTCACTACATACCCCAAGGCGAGAAAACTCCATCTCACCTAAGGCTATTAGTTCTATCTGGTTTGCAGTCCATTCCAGTTGACCACATTCAATCGCATGTAAAAATGCTTGTGGACGTGTATAGAACTTTCCATTTTCACAATAGAAACCCTGATGTGCAGATTTCCCCCATTGATTTTGAATATCTGGTACCAAACCAAGTGACAGAATGATATCGATACAATCTGCATGGCGATTAGGTTTAGGTAGAGCGACCATAAGATCGCCAGCTTTTACAGCAACTCCAATAATCATGCTGCCCCCTTTTTGTTATCAATGACAAAAGGATTATTTGCTCGTGCTATTGCTGCCATTGGATATGGTGAGACTGAATTACCAACCATAAATACTTGGTCTTTTTTGGATAATGGTTTCCCATCGTGACCTTGTTCGATAATGTAGGTATCAGGAAAACCTTGAGCTTTATAAAGTTCTTTTGGATGCAGCATACGCATGCGTATATCAACAATTAACCATGGTTCTCCTTGAATCCAAACTGTGACTAAGGCCAAACGATCTTTAGTTGTCACAGTATCCAAAGGATTAGAAATATCCCGTGCATCACCATTTCCATAAAAATTGATAAGAAAAGTAGCAACACGCAGCGCACTATCTATGTTCTCTTTACTTAATGTGGCTGAAATAAAACTATGGCGATTTTCAGTTGTGATAGTGCGCAGCGGATGATCAATAGATTCTGAACGATGATCAGAATCTCTTTTTTCTCCATAGTAGGCTTGGGTAAATACAGCTGATACTAATTGTTGTTGACTACCAGTATTAGTAATAGTGGTTAGAGGATCACCTAGAATACGACCATCAGTTTCGTTGAAACCTCCATTGGCTTGCATCATGTAGGCACTCACTAAACCATGATGACCACCTTTTACTTGTGCACAAATTGTGCTCAAAGGTTCAGTTGCAGACCAGTTTCTTTGCTGTGAAGCATTTGCAAATTCAGTGAAGAAAGGTGAAAGAATTGGACTGATCAATCCACTGTGACCACCAAAAGCAGAAGTAATTGTAGCTAATGGTTCTTGGATCCCATGACCTGTAGAAGTTCCAAAATCACGACTTATAAATGGTGTAGTTGAATTGACTAAAAATGGATGATCAACATCTATGACAAACTTTTTTAATCCTCTTGCAATACGTTTAAGGGTTTTGTCTGCAAGTGGTTTAGGTCGATCAAAAATGGACTTACCCAAATCAGTAAATTCAATACATTCAGCGCCAGCACGCCATTTCTTTTGACCGCGCTTAGGTGTTTTATTGTAGTTAGGTTCTGGCCATGTAATGGGCTTACCATCGCATCGAGCAACTAAAAATAATCGCTCTCTTGTAGTTGGTGCACCAAAATCAGCAGCAACTATCTTTTTCCATTCGACTACATAACCCAATCGCTTAAGATGACAAACAAATTGCTTCCACGTTTGCCCAATTCGTTTAGGGTCTGGTACCAAAAATTGGTTATCTCTTGGTACATATTCACCTGGTTCAGCAACTCGATATTGAATTTTCCCATTTACCAGTATTTTATCTAGGGTTATTACACGTCCAGTGGCTTTGTCACGCTTTGCTATCAATGGTCCCCATTTAAGCATCTGCTTTACGTTTTCCATCGTAATGACATCAGGTTTAACCTTTCCAGCAAATTTAGGAATAACCCAAGCTAAATCTCTAATTTCTTTTTTACGTGGTTGACCGCCTGCAGCTTGTGAATGATGGGTACAATCAGGACTAGCATGGAACCATCCAACTTGGTAACCATCGCATATTGCTACTGGATCTACCGCGAATACATCCTGAACGTAATGTTTTGCATGAGGATGATTAGCCTCATGCATAGAAATAGCTTTAGGGTTATGATTGACAGCTGCATATACTGGACGGTTCAAGCCCATCTCCAAACCGGTACTTGCACCACCACCGCCAGCAAAAAAATCAATGATGATCTTTTCTGAAAAATTTAAATCAAATTGAGTTTTAAAGGATTTCGAATAATCAACAAAACTGGTCATAAATCACCACCTTGAAAATTAGTGATTTGAATAACAACAGGACCTTCTCGAAAGTCCTTTGAAATAATTTGGCCGTGAAGTTGTTTTCGTTCTTTAAACGTTAAATTACGCCACTTTGCTATCAACCATTTACCTTTTAGAATACCGATCGGCATATCCATGCACATTGGCCCATAACTAAAACCATTTGCCTTCAACCATTCTCTTGCAGCATTAATTGCCTGAAAATCACCAGCATCATTGAAGGTTATTTCTCTCATGACACTTCCCCTAAAGCTTGCTCAGTCATAGACAGTCTGCGTTTAGCATTTAGCTCAACCGTTGATGCATGACGTAATAAATGGATAAGTGCAAATTTATGGTTACCATCTAATAAGATTCCGTCACCCTGTACTTTGTGAACCGTCATCAGGTGATCTGGCATAAATGCATCGATAAAGACAACTGTATCCCCTTTCAAAAAATCCGAGCATGCGCTTGCCATTACTGAATTGTTTTTCACATATGCACTTTCTGGCGCAACACTTAAATCAAATTCACGCTTTTCAATTTGCTGAATCAAACAATGTTTGCACTGCTCTTCTTTAAATTCAGTGCATTTGCCAGCACACTTATGTTCTGTTAAATTAGTCATGTTCATTTTCCTGATAGATGATGAATGTTTGAAGCTCGATCTGATACATCGGGCTTTTTTAATGCCTGCCAAAAACTTTTTAAATTTCTGAATACATTCTTGAATACGCTGGTAGACGTTGTATTCTTTGATTTTTCTACATGCTCAGATGATGATTGACCTGTCTCCACTTCAATCTTCAAATCTATGGCATCTCTTAACCATTTAGCACGATCACTGCCTTGGCTTTCAGCCAAAGTATCAATGATCTCTTGGACTTCCAGCGGTACACGTGTTGACATAGGTGCCAACAGTTTTTTGCTGAATACGAACATTATTTTTGTTTCCATAAGGTTTCCTCAGTTTCACGCAGTATTAGTTTTAAATTGGCGAACATATTTCCAGTTAATGTCTGGACGTAATTCTTCAGCTTTGACTTGACCTTGGGTGAATTTTTCAATGTCCTCACATCGGTCTTCTGGAATTTTTTCAATATTCCATTTTGAAACTGCCCAAGGAGTTAAACCGATACCTCTAGCAAGGGCAGCTGAGGAACCTGCAAATTGCACAGCTTTATCAAAAGCCTCATGTGGAGACAACATAATGACACCGTCAAAACTACTTAAAGTAGAAAACAATATACTACCTAAAATAGAATTGGTGCAACTAGAATTTGATAGTAAACTTCTACCAAAGGTAGAAATTGAGCCAAAAAAAGTGAATGATGCTAAACACATAGAGTTTGCAAATAGATTGAAAAAGTTGATGGATGCTGAAGGATCACCAATAAAATCAGTTAATCAGCTTAAAGATGCGATCAATGTCACTTATGAAATGGCAAGACGCTATACATTAGGTATAGCTAAACCTCGTGAAGATAAATTGAAAGAATTGGCTGATATTTTTTCTGTAGATATTAGTTATTTAGATCATGGCTCAACTCTTGATAACAATGTTGTGCCTATAACTTCAAAATTAATTCCTGTTTTATCTTGGGTTCAAGCTGGATCAATGACATCAGTAGAAGCTATTAATCCATTAGAAATTGCTGAATGGTTACCACCGTTAAGTGTTGATGATCCTGATGGTTGTTTCTATCTAAAAGTTGTTGGAATTAGCAATCATCCTACCTATATGGAGGGTGATTATATTTTAGTCAATCCTAAATTTCAGGTGTGCGATCTAATTTCAGGGGATCTAATTGTTATTAGAAATAATACAGATGCAACTTTTAAAAAATTAGTCATTGAAAGTGACGATCGCAAGTATTTACAAGCTCTTAATCCAAATTTTCACCCCAATATTATTGAATTTGAAGAAGGTATGGTGTTGGTAGGACTAGTAATTGATGCCTTTAGACCTTTAGGCGGTTCTCGTCCCAAACGAGTAAGACGAAGTTAAAACTACATTAAAAAAATAGGTATTTAAAATGCATGATTTTATCTATGGATTAGGAATTATTAGCATAATAATTATAGTTTTATATATAGGTTTTTGGCTTGATCGTCGTAATAAACCAAGTGATTTTGATTTAGTCAGAAATCACCTACAAAGCATTACACATCCAAATTTAACCGTTAAAGGTTTTGGTAATTATTATATTGAGTATGTGATTAGAGGTTATCAAACTTTTGAATATTTTAAATTTGCAAGTCAGTATGAGCAAAACTTAAAAATAATGAAAAATGATCCATCAATAAAAATATTAAACCATGGTTTAAGTGCATACAATGCATGGGAAAAATGGAATTTTTAATATTATTGAACTAACTATATTTAATTTCAACCTGCCTATGAGCAGGTTTTCTTTTGTCTAATAATTAAAAAAACTACTTATAGTAGAAAATAACCACTATTTTCTGTTGACAATTTTTCTACTTAAAGTAGTATTTATTTCACACAACAACCCAATGTGAGATAGAAAAATGTCAAATCAACCCACAAACGCTAAGCAATTTGTTGGCGACTTAGGCGCAGGAACTTTTGCAAACCAATTAGGTGCTGCTATCAGCATGGTTGCTCAAGGTGCGGTAGCACACAACAAAAAAGGTCAAATTAAAATCACCCTCGATATTGCGCGTATCGGTGATTCAACCCAAGTTGAAATTGCCCATACCCTTGCCTATGTCGAGCCAACAGCAAAAGGTAAACGTGCAGAAGACACAGCCTCAAAAACTCCAATGCATTTAAATGCAGGCGGTGATGTCACTCTTTTCGCAAACCATACAAGCCAATTATTCACTGAAGACGCTTAATAAAGCCCTACTTCGTTTAATCACTTTAACAAACCATCCAATAGGTAATAGAAATGGAAAACTCTGCTAAAGAAATCGTTGAACTTGCACTTCCAGTCAATGATTTAAGCCGTGGCGAACTTGTTGCAGTTCATGAGAATTTCAAAGTTCATGATTTAGAACAATTTCAAGCTGGTCGAAACCGTGCACGTGGTGTTTTAAAAACTCCATCTTTTGAAGACTTTAAAACTTATGTATTAAGTAATACACAGTCTGAAAATTGTGTTCCAGAAGTAAAATTTTATGCCCCTGTATTTGTTGACCACAAAAATGTATCCGCAACAGCAATTTTAAACTTCAAAATTGTTGGGTTGTCTCAAGGCCACTGTGATCATAAGGCGGTATTACAACTTGAACCAACTGTTGTTTGGGAAAAACTAAACCAACTTAAAGATCAAAAACTCAATCAAAAGCGTTTTGCAACACTTCTTGAAGATTGGGCCTCTGTCTTCAGCGCAACAACAGAGACATATGAAACTATCAATATTGCTGAAGCAATCAATGCTGTTCGTAATATGAAAGTAGGTGCTTCAACTACTACCGATTCAGCAGTTTCAAATTTGCAAGAAACTCGTTCTGTTTTTGACAAGGTTGAAGCTTCAAATACAGCTGGAAAATTACCTTCTTATTTTGAAATCAATGATTCTGCATATGTTGGCCTAGATGAAAAAACTATCCGATTACGTTTAGTGGTGAACAGTTCAGATGGTGAGCCAATTTTCTCACTACAAATCGTGAAAGAAGAACTATTACGCAATGAAATCATTCAAGAGTTTAAAGAAAAAGTAATTGCGCTACTTCCTGAAAATCCTGTTCGTATTGGTATATTCCAAGCGTAAACATAAACAATAGGCGAAAAAAAGCCCCGAAATTTTGGTCGAGGACGGGGCTTCTTTTAAGGGGTATAGCAAGAGCTATAAGGGAGATTATGAACATGGTTTCATTAAATTTCAAATCTGTTTTGTTGGGTTTAAGTGGTGCAGTAGCAATGACAGCAGTTTTAGCGTCTGTGCAAATGTATCAACCAGCCAAGCTACCTGTTGAAGAACAACAGCCAATCACGGTGGCATCAGACATCTACAAGGTGGATGAGCTCGATTTAGGACCATACAACGATTGTCATCATAACTGTCAAGCAACATTACTCACGGCGAATGATGAATATTTTATTGAAGTGAATTTTGATTTTTCAGGATTTGATGCAGGTAATGGCATAAACCATGCCGTTGGCATCCAAATAGATCGCCTGGAACCTGAAAAAGTTGGCGATGACGATGGAGAGGTTAACGCCTACTTAGATCGTATCGAACTTTCCAAAATTAATGATGCATTGGAAGATTCAATAGCAAAGAAATTAGAAAAACTAGGAGGCTGATATGCCAAATCATGTAACCAATAAGATTGTCATTCATTCTCCTAATGCTGAAGAAGTATTGGCATTTGTTAAAACAGATTTTTCAGAGTTTGACTTCAATACCCTTATTCCAATGCCTGAAATACTAAGTATTGAAGAAAGCAGTACAAAAAATTCGGCTTTTATCTATGTCCTAACAGATGGATATAAGCAAGAGGAACGCTACTCTGCTCCATTTCGTCACCGTAAATATTTTGGTTCGGTTTTCAATGATTTTTCTTCATGGGAATCTGAGCTAAAAAGTTCAAAAGTAGATTTAGAGCGAATTAATGAAGATGCAGAAAAATTATCTCAATTTATCAATTTGGGAAATCAGGTAGCTGAAAACTTTAACAAATATGGTTGTTCTTCTTGGTACCAATGGTGCCCCAAAAATTGGGGTACTAAGTGGAATGCATATGACGTTTTGGTAAAGAATAACTCAGTTACTTTTGATAGTGCTTGGTCTGCACCGTTGCCTGTTAGCGATGTTCTTATCAAAAAATTCAACCTCACTTGTACATATAAAGCTTATGACGAAGGTGGAAACTTCTGGTTCATCAAAGAGTACAAAGATGGTGAGTTAGTTAATGATCGTTATTCACTTGAAGAAGATATGAAGCCTTTAGCTTTGGAATTAAAAGGTTGGGATTTGGATTCTGATGAATGGAATGAGGATTAAACTATGAATACCAAAATTAATCGAGATCAGTTCCTAGCTGGCCGTAAAAAAGGGATCGGTGGTTCAGATGTGGCTGCAATCCTTGGTTTTAGTCCTTACAAATCGCCTTACCAATTATGGCTGGATAAAACTGGACGCACTGAACGTTCTGATTCTCAAAGCGAATCGGCTCACTTCGGCAATTTGCTTGAAGATGTTGTGGCTAAAGAGTTTTCACGCCGAATGAATGTCAAAGTTCAACGTGTAAAAGAACAACTAACACTTGTTGAAATTGGCGAGCCGTGGGCTATCGGTAACATTGACCGTGCTGTTGTTAATCCTGAAATTGCAGGTCGTGTTTATTTTGATAAAGAAGGCAAATTAACCACAGACCAAGGTTTGGAATGTAAAACCGCATCTGAATATTTATCAAAATTATTTGGTGAAGAAGGTTCAGACCAAATTCCAGACTATTACCTTACTCAGTGTCTTTGGTACATGAAGCTTACAGGCTTTGCTGTCTGGCACCTTGCAGTACTTATTGGTGGCAATAAGTTCCGCATGTATCGAATTGAGCGTGATGAAGAACTGATTGAATCAATCTTTAAACAGGTTAAAGCATTTTGGTTCAACCATGTCATTGCTGATGTACCACCTGATCCTACTTGCTTTGATGATGTTTTACATCGTTGGTCTAAACATGTTGTAGGAAAACAAGTCGAGGCGGATTTTGCACATATCAAATTAACTGAAGAACTTATTTCAGTTCAGAAAGCCAAAAAAGATGCTGAGGCTCGTGAAGACGAAATCAAATTAGCAATTGTCTCAAATATGCAAGATGCAGAAATGATGATCAGCCAAGGCAAAACAATCTGCACCTACAAAGAACAATCTTCTACCCGTATCGACAGTACGCTGTTGAAAAAAGAAGAACCCGAATTATTTGCGAAATACAGCAAAACATCAAGCACACGTGTTTTCCGTATTTCAAACAAATTTAAAGAAACAGTTTAAGGAATTTTATTATGAATACAGCAGTATTAAATCCACAAGAAACCCAAGTATCAGCAATGTCTGCCTTGGATATTATGATGAATGAAACTGTTATGGTTCGCATTGAATCTATGGCAGCAAGAATGGCTACAAGCAAAATTACTACTCCAAAACATCTACAAGGTAATGAAGGTGATTGCATGGCAATTATTATGCAAGCTATGCAATGGGGTATGAATCCATATGCTGTGGCTCAAAAAACCCATTTGGTGAATGGTACCCTTGGGTATGAAGCTCAGTTAGTTAATGCAGTGATAACTGCACGTGCACCGGTTAAAGAACGTTTGCATTTTGAATGGTACGGTGATTGGTCAAAAGTAAATGGTAAAGATGATAAATCACCCAATCTTGGCATTCGTGTCTCTGCAACATTACGTGGTGAGAATGAACCACGTGTGATTGATATTTCTATGGCCCAAGTAGGGCCTGTTCGTAACTCACCTTTATGGGGTGCAGATCCACGTCAACAAATTGCTTATTTAGCAACTAAACGTTGGGCACGATTATATTGTCCAGATGTAATTCTTGGTGTTTATACACCTGATGAAGTTATTGAACGTGAAGAACTTGATGTTACCCCTGTTCAATCAACAGTAAAAAAACATCAAGGTGCATCTGGGTTAAAAGCTCAGATGGCTGAGCGTGAGCAACCGCAGGAAACAATAATTGATATGACAGAAACATTCGATTCATCTGGTCTTATCAATAAAATCACTGAAACTGAAACTTTGGAGGATTTAAAGGCTTTAGCTTCTACATTTCCAACTGATTTAGGTGAACCAGCACAAACAGAAATCAAGAATGCATATGCAGCTCATAAGTTTTATTTACAGTTAATTGTTGATCTTGAGTCTTCTGCAGATGTCGAAATTATTAATAAAGTCATGGAAGAACGGTTTGAACCGAATACTTCACACCTTTCTGACGCTCAGATCGACAACATCAGTTCAATTTACGAACGTAAAGCAGCTGAATTATCAGCATAACTTTGGCATGTGGTGCCCTCACACATGAGGGTACCAATAGTGAGATAGAAATATGAATCCAACTATTGAACAAAGACATGCCATTGATATGGCTGTTCAAGGTAAATCTTGCAAAGTTACAGCTTATGCTGGTGCTGGTAAGACCTCTACCCTTAAACTGATTGGTAATGCCAAATATAATGAATCAGGCATGTATTTAGCATTTAACAAAGCAATTGCTACTGAAGCACAAAGTAAGTTTCATCAAAACGTTAAGTGTAAAACTTTTCATAGTCTTGCATACGGATCTGTACCACGTTGGTTGACTAATAAACTAAAAAATCGTCGCTTGATGTCTAATCAATTGGCATCTCGCCATGATCTTGAGAATTATCAAGTACCAGTGGCATTGGTTAAACAACGTGGTGAGGATGACCAGAAACGTTTATTTAACTCAAAACGTATGGCCACTTCTATGATGAATGCCGTGGGATATTTCTGCCGATCCAATTACAACGAAATTCAATTATCCCAAGTTTATGCTGCTTTGCCCGACTGGATGGATGATACATACCGGGCTGAATTGGCAAATATCCTTTTACCTAAGGCACATGATTATTGGAATGATATTTTAAATCCTACTGGCATTAACCGTCTCGAACATGACCATTACCTAAAATATTGGGCATTGAGTAATCCAGTAATTCATGCTGATTTTATTTTGTTCGATGAAGCACAAGATGCTGACCCAATTATGCTGAATGTATTAAGCAACCAAGGTGCCCAAGTAATTTATGTTGGGGATCGTCACCAACAAATCTATGCGTTTCGTGGTGCTGTAAATGCCATGCAATCACTTGATATTGCTGAAACACGTTTGAGTCAATCATTCCGTTTTGGCGAAAACATTGCTGATCTTGCCAATAAAATTTTATTTAATGTTTTGGATGAAGAAACTCCATTGCGTGGTTTTGATCAGATAGATTCCCATGTTAATGAAATTAGCGATGAAATTGCAGATGCATTTATTTATCGGACCAATGCTGCTGCCCTTTCAAATATGGTTGAGTTGGTAAAAATTGGACGTGAACCATGTTTGGAAGTTGATACAGGCTCTTTATTAAAGAATATTGAAGATGCCAAAAAAGTTAAGTCTGGAATAAAAGTCCATGATGGAAGTGTGTTTGAAGGCTTCAGCAATTGGGAAGAAGTCACCGAATATACCGAAGAAGTCACTGGAAATGACTTAAAACCTTTGGTTAGCCTCATTAATAAAGTTGGTGAAAATTCCTTAATTGAAGCTTTACTCAAAAGTAATTCCAGTGACTACGACTGTGTAGTGACCACAGCGCATAAATCTAAAGGTCTTGAGTTCAACAAAGTAAAACTTGGTGGAGATTTCTTTTATAAAGAAGCAGTTGAATCTGGTGAAAAAGTATTAACTGATGATGAAGCACGCTTACTTTATGTCGCTGCTACACGTGCCAAAAAACAGTTAGATATATCTGTATTGAATCCACTATTTAAAGCTATTGGATATAACACCCAAGCTGAGTTAAATGCTTTAGAGCTACGACCAATTCAAGAAGAAAAGGAGGAAGGTTGATGAATGGTTTATACATTTACACCCCAGAGCTACTTAAAAGATATGATATTTCAAAAGGCACTTTAAAAAATTGGAGAGAAAATCGTAACTTCCCAGCTCCTTTAATTAAAGCTCACGGCAAATCAAGTAGTCGTTATGGGATTAAAGCAGTAGCATCTTGGGAAGAAAGCAATGGATTGCTTGAATCATTAGATATACAACCTTTGATATCAAATCGCTCATGATTATCAAGTATGGCGCAAAGTTTATAGAACCATTTCTCATAAGCTTGCGCCTGATCAGATAAATATTCATGTAAATCATATGTCCCCCAAACTGCAGGTAAACCATGCCCTAACATGATTTCACAAATGTGAGGAGCAGCAAGATCAGAAATATGAGTCCTCATTGTTCTTCTTAAGTCATGTGTAGTCCAATGAGCAATTTCGACCCCAAATATTTTTTTTATACTATTATCTACATACATTGGGATTGTTGTCTGAAATCCTTTTTCTAATTTCGTATATTTTTTCCCTTTTAAATTTGGAAATGCATATTCACAACTTGGTGGTGACATTGAAAATACATATTCTAAAAAAGGTACAATTTGAGGAATGATTGGGCGAATGATCGGACGATGTGTTCTATCCCCCATCTTGTGATTTTCTACAGGTATGTACCAGGTATTCTCATTAAAGTCGAAATCAGATTTTTTTGCCAATCTCAATTCAGATACTCGGCAACCATAAAATAACAGCATAACAATAACTGCTTTGTTTTTAGGTGACATACCATTGTTTCTAATTGCTGAATGCACAACCCAAAATATTTCTTGTTCAGATAAATACCGAGAACGTTTTACTTTTTTAAAGTTTAAATCTGCAGCTTTTAGATGTTGTAAAGGTTGATTGTTGATCCTTCCATGAATGCACCCCCATCTCATAATTAATTTTAAATTACTTAAAATTTTGACGGATACAGATTTTGCATCTGATGCAATTTGAAATAAAAGTTCAGACCACTCTTGTAGTGTAACTTCATCACAAATACGCTTTCCTAAATGTGGATATAGATGTATTTCAAAAGCTCTAAAGTTATCTTTTGTGGAAACCTTTCCGAAAGCGATTGTTGTAAACCACTGATCACATATTTCTTTGACTGTAAGTTGTTTTAGATAGTTTGTTTCAGACTTTAATTTTAATTGAAATGGGTCTTTACCCTGATCTAATTCTGTTTTGTACTTTTGAACTAAAATCCTAGCATCTTTCAGGCTCAAATGTGGATATGTTCCAATATCTAAACGTGATGCTTTTCCATTAAAACGATAGCGATATTGAAATACAATTTTTCCCTTTGGAGAGATTCGCACTGATAGAGAGTCGCGATCAGTAATGACTTCAACTTTTTCTCTTATTTTTCCATTGTTAGATTTCAACCAACTATCACTTAATGCCATGATTAAATTTTCCAAATATCTTATACTTTATTGTCATGTGAATATTTTAAATTATGTACACAGATATGTACATAATTTTTCTTGAAACATGAATGACTTTATTGAGCTTTGAAATTTTTTAAAATTGTTTAAACCTTTTTAAAATCAAACAATTTAGTTATAAAATAGATAGTTTCAAATATTTCGATGCGCTTTGATGTGCTTTAAAATTCTTAGGAGTTTCTTGAATGGAAAAACCAATCCTTCTTTTTGACATGGACGGCACACTCCTTGATTTAGCTTTTGATGATCTGATCTGGAACACAAAACTCCCTGAACGGCATGCAGAAACCCATCAA